GCGTCGGCGGCGTCGGCGTCGGCGGCGTTGGCGGCGACGGCGGCGACGGCGGCGACGGCGGCGTACTTGGCGGCGTACTTGGCGGCGTTGGCGGCGGCGTTGGCGGCGGCGTAGTCGGCGTCGGCGGCGTTGGCGGCGTTGGCGGCGTAGTCGGCATTGGCGGCGGCGTTGGCGGCATTGGCGGCGGCGTTGGCGGCGTTGGCGGCACATTCCTTTCCGAAGTCAGCCACCAGCCACGCGCGGCGCACCAGCTCGGTCACGTCCTCCGTGCGGGAGCCCATCGCACGCTCGATGTACGGAATCAGACGCTGGCGCTGTTCGTCGTTGGCGAAGTCGTTCGCCCAGATCGCGATGGGGCGGGCCACGACGCAGACGCATGGGCTTTGGTCGGTGATCTGCGGCTCGCCGTTCAGGTAGGCGATCACATTCATGAAGCAGCCCTGGCCCGTCTTGCCGGTGTCGGCATGGGATCCGGAGAGCAGCTTGATCGGTTGGATGTTGAGCATTGAGAATCTCCTGTAGAAGTGTGACTAGCCCCAGCCGGGGCTAGCCCTAGTGTACGGCGCAGAACGCGGCGCGTGGGGTCAGTTACCCTGGTCGCCCTCGATGTCCTTGGCCGTGCACGTCACCAGGCCGTCGTGGTCGTTTCGCGTCCTGTCCGAAGGAAGGACGCGCACGTCGTACAGCCCTCCCGAGTACGCGACCAGCACTTCCGCACGCTGGCGGGGCAGACCGCAGACCGGGTCAGCGCGGAGGGTGATTTGGTCCCCTGGGGCGTAGGTCACGACTCGGCTCCCGATTCCAGTTCCTGTCCGTTCTTGATCAGCTCGGTCAGCGCTGCGGTCTGCTTCCTGTCACGACGCGCGTAGGACGCGGCGCGAGCCTCCGTGGTGGTGAATTGGTGAGCGTTGCCACTGCGGTGAGCGGCCTTGCCACCCATGCTGGCGATCGCCTTGCGTTGCTCGGGGGTGAGGGCGGCGAATCCGCGGGGCTTCTGTTCGGTCATTTCATTTCTCCGTCAGGTAAAGATACTCACAGCCAGGGCTGCGCATGAATTTCAGCACTTCCAGGCACACGTCTGCGCTGGCAAGGAATAATTCCTCCTTGGCGGCGTCGGCGTAGGAGGCGGCGTTGGCGGCGTAGGAGGCGGCGTTGGCGGCGTTGACGGCGGCGTCGGCGGCGTTGGCGGCGGCGTTGGCGGCGGCGTTGGCGGCGTGGGCGGCGGCGTAGTCGGCGGCGTTGGCGGCGTGGGCGGCGGCGTAGTCGGCATTGGCGGCGGCGTTGGCGGCGGCGTAGTCGGCATTGGCGGCGGCGTTGGCGTAGGCGTAGGCGTAGGCGTTGGCGCTGGCGGCGCGAGCAGAAGCTTCATCTCCGTTCACCTCGCAAGCCAGCGCTTCTTTTTCCAGTCCTATCGCGCGAAGTGCGATAGGAAGGACGATACGGATCGTCCCCTCAGCCAGCAGTCGTACGAATTCTTTCTGATCTAGCGCACTGCTGCCCAGTTGCGCGATCGCCAACTGCCGCATACCCCGAGCACGACTGGCGTTGTCGCCGGGCCAATTGTCGTTCAGTGTGATCTTGTAGGATCTCACAGCAGATCCCACGCAGGGTGGATTGTCGTCGTGCGGCAGACCGTAGGCGTAGCACACGGCGGCCTCAACGCACATCGCGCCGGGCTTGTTGACGCCGAGGCCTTTGCACAGCCCGGCGTCCACCGTCTGCAGCACCTTGCGTGCGAGGGCCTCGTTCAAAATCTCCTTCATGTCGTCTTCCTTTCAGGGGTGAGTCAGCAGCGGGTCGTACGCGGGCTGCTTGGTGAGAAAGCTGATGTAGGACTCCAAGGGAGTCCTGCCATATCCGATCTGGGTCATGTGCATCGTGCTCACGCACGCCCAGAGGTCGTGGGAACGTACGTACCGGATGATGAGCTTGGGTTGGATCACAGCGGCAGCTCCTCGACTGACGATTCGATCGGCGTGGCGCGATACGCTGCGCGCGTGCTCCCGTCCAGGTTGTGAACGTAGAAGTCCACGGCGTCCAGCGCGGTGTCGTGCACGCCGGCGAGGCGGACGTGCTCGGTCCAGTCGCTGGTGTGGAGGAGTCGGGTCAGGACTGCCTCAGGTTCGGCCAAGTGCGCGCCGGACCCGGTTCGCAGCAGGCAGTCGGCGTACTTGAGTAGCGCGGCGGAGAGATCTGGATCAATCATTGGAGAACTCCTCGTTCAGTTGAGACTTCAGCTCTTCTGCGAATTGGAGGCAGAAGTGCCGCCGCATCAGGTCGTCGGGCAGCCGCAGCAGCGCGTCGCGCATCATGTCCACCAGCGGCAGGTCGGGCATGAGTGTGAGCGCGTCGCGGGTGAGCTTCTCCAGATGGAGGACTTCCTCCTGACAAGACTTGAACTTCATTTGAACCTCTCGTCTTCTGGCAGGATGTCCGCGTTCTCTCCACCGAGATGATAGGTGTTCAGCTCGGTGTCTACCACCATGTGGTGCTCGTCATTGAGGAATGCCTGCGCGGTGATGAGGCTGTCGGTGCCGGTAATGACGCATTCTTCCTCATGCAGGATCAGGAATCGGAATTTCACTTCGGGTCTCCTTTCGTGGGGGTCTGGGCTTGCATCCACGTGGTGTAGGCTTGTGCCAGCCGGGTGCAGACGCAGATGGGGGAGTCCTCGATGGAGGACTGTAGCAGCGCGCTGCGGATGAAGTCCAGCACCGGGGGGTTCAGTCCTGCGTTCTGCGTGGACTGGATCAGGTGGCAGAGGCGCACGCACTGCTGCTCGTACTGCGCCTGCTGCTCTTCACGGAGGGTGGTCATGGCTCGCGGTTCTCCAGGTAGGCGAGTTGGCGCTTGGCGGCGACGTCGACCGCGACACACAGCAGCGCGTAGGTGCTGATGTGGACGTCGTTGTCGTGCACGTGGAAGACACTGGACAGGTCTTCCTCCGAGACTTTCTCCAGGACGCTCACGACGTGGTCCTTGGTGGTGAGCGTGAGGATCACCGTGGGGGCGAATGCGGTGGGCATGTTCATAGCGGTGCGCTCAGGTGAGGGAATAGACGCTGACCTTGCCGGTCAGGGGACAGACTTCGAACGCCTGCAGACCGCAGAACAGATGCACCATGCCGTGCTCGACGCATCCGGGTTCTACGTAGGCGTGCTCGTTGGGACGGAGGTAGCCGTCGTGCCGCAGGGCGCGGTTGAACTGGAACTCGTCCCAGTGAAGATTGTCTCCGGAACGGAGACAGGCCAGCGTGCTGCGGGCCAGCGCGGCGTAGATGGTGGGGGTCATGTCAGCCTCCGTTGAGGTGCCAGTACAGCGAGTCCGACGCGTAGTTCATCACATCTCGCAGGGTGCTGCTGCGGTAGACGAACTCGTCGCCGCGGAACAGGCTGAAGCGGGAGATTCCCGTGTCGCCGCGCTCGGCTTCCTCGTACACGAGCCAGGAAGCGGCGGGGATGTGGCCGTTCTCGGACGTGGGGCACGCGAGAGACGCCACCAAAACGGGCGGGTAGTGGGCGGGCTTGGGGGCCATGGGCGTTAGCTCCGGTTTGGACGGCTGCGACGGCAGCACGGGCCATGCCTTAGTATGGCAGCGGACTTGCCTGGGCAGGCTGGGGGTTAACCCGTAGTGTGCTGGAACTGATACCAGAGATACTCAGTGTCCTTCTTGGTCCTTCCATATCTCCAGCAGCGAATGTACACGACGCCGAAATTAGTAGTCACATCTCGGAAATCAGATGCGGAAGTGTGGACGGGCGTAGCGCGTGGGTCGTAGTTCTCTAGATCTACGGGCAGGCATGGATCTGGTAGGTCTAAGATCTTGTCGTGCGGAGCGTGCCAGCCAGCGTATGGGAGGGATCTTGGAAGAGTAGATCTTTGATACAATCTACGGTGAATGAATGCGACGTGAGCTGTGCTCAATTTTCTAACCTCTTAAAATTGAATGTAGCTAGTGTAGCTAGTGTAACAAGCAAAAATAATTATATAAGATGGACGCAAAGAGCTTTAATAAGTTACATATCATTGAATATTTAGGTCCCAAATTCCCCATAGCTGTATTTGCCACCCCCTTGTTACCTCGCTACGCTTGTTACACCCCGCTAAGTGGTTGTTTTTAAAGGAGCTGATGTGTAGCGAGGTGTGTAGCTAGCGGCCGAAAATAGCGGTGATGCCCGAAAATGAGGCAGTGATAGGTAACGAGGTTACGGAGTTGGGTCGGTTAGTGGGCACTTACAGACTCTAAGTCATCGTAGTGGCTGTAACAAAATGTAACTGAAAATCATGCAAATTTCTTGCACAATCAGACGGTTTTCGTGCAAATATTTTGTACTATCGGACGAAGGAGTTGATGGTTGGAGTGACGAGTCTGATGTTTAGGGCGAAAAACGCGGGCCACGACCTCCGTCTGACGTCCCAACTCCCGAGAATCCAGGGATCAAGACTTGAGATCTGCGACTCCGTCGTGCAAAATATTTGCATGATCCGCGACCCCGCGCGCATCGAATTGCGAGCCAAGGACTCGGGTCTGAGACGGAGGTCGGCGAGCGTGTGGTAGACTCCGCGAGTATAGAAGGTAGAAGAAAGGACTCCGAGCGGAGTCCGTAACCTCAGTTACCGAGGGAATGGACCGAAGTCATACTCATCCGCGGCTTCCCACGCATCGGCTTCGTGCGTGTGCACATCCCACGCCTCAGGATCCAGGTCCGGGGTGATGTCCTCTGGCATGAACACTCCGGGGCAGAACCACGTGAACTGGCGCGGCTTCAGCTCCTGGACGAAGAAGCCCTTCTGGACCAGCTGAGTCTTGCGCGCATCGGTAATCATGCTAGATCACCAGAACGCCGGTAGCGATCGCCCATGCGATCTGCGGGCGCAGCCCCGAGCGACGGAGGGCGAAGTAGTTCTTGAGAGTGAAGTCCACGGCAGGCTCCTTAGAAGAAGATCGGGCAGAACGGACGCGACTCGGCTCGGGCCTCGCGCATCGCATCCAGGATGGAAGCGAACGCGCTGGTCCACTTGAACCGACGACCGAAGAAGAACTGGTCGCTGGTCTCGCGCATCAGGGGACGGAGAGGATCGTAGGTCATGGTCTGCTCCTCGGTTCGTGCAAAGGCGCACGCTACAGCGGGCACCCGGCCCGCTGGGTGCCTACGCCCTTACGCGGCGGCTTGCTGGCGCAGCCAGCCACGCTTTACGTACGCGGCAATGCTGTGCCCGCCCACGCCGGCCGCCAGCAGTTGCGCGGGGGTGGCCTGCCCGCCGTTGGCGGCAATGCAGGCCAGCGCGGCGGCGGCCCACGCGGCGTTGTGCGCGCTGCGGGCTACAAAGGGCTTGCCCGGCACCAGCACTACCGTGCCGGCCGCCAGCTTGGCGGGCAGGTTGCCGCCGCACAGGGTGGCGCCCTTGGCAATAAGGCTGGCCGGCAGCCGGTAGGCGGCAAACGCCTGCGTGCTGGCCTGCACGTTGGCGCCGGGCTTGGCCGTGCTGGCGGCAAACGTGCTGGGCAGGGGGGTGGCGGGCGCCAGGGCTTGCGGGATGTCGGCCTTGCCGGCGTCCACGAACGCGTTGACTTCGGTCGCGGTGACCGGGGCTTGGTCGGCGGGCTTGGCGGGGGTCTTACGGATGCGGGCCATGGTGGGCTCCTAATGAGTGGGCACGGGCAACAGCGCCCGCACCACTAATGTAGCCGGAATGCACGCCTGGTATCCTAGGTACATACCCGGGGGTGCGTGGCATGCGGCTTGCTTGGCATTGGGGTAAGCACTAGGCGCTAGCTGGCACGGCCACTGCAAGCGCCGTGCCAACTACATAGGCTACGTACTAAGCTGTAGTTAGTAGGCGCTAACTACATGGGGCTACGTAGTGGGTGTAGCTGGCATGGTCGTTGCTTTGGGTCCCATACGACCCGATGCTGAGATCGCAGAACCCGGTTCTAGGTACTGGGGAGGCGTAGCTTTTTCAATCAAACGAGTCACCGCAGCGTCTCCAAATTCTTCGAATCTCGAACCCTACGTTCCCGGAAGTAGATCTGACGAGAAAAGACTACCCGCGCGGGTTCGAAAAATCGAGAATCTAGAGACCCACGTTCTCGGAACTAGATATCTAGGATCGAGTCGATCGAAAAAATTTTAGAAATTGGAACGGCCCCGCCGGGGCCATCCACTCTAGACCTTCGAACCCACTCTCAGGAAGTGGTGCCCCCGGCGGGAATCGAACCCGCTTGTCCTCGATTTGAAGTTCGGGTGCCTAACACCATTCGGCTTCGGGAGCGATTCAGTTACGCAGCCACGCACTCCATCTTGGCCTTCACCTCTTCAGGCATCAGCCACTCCGGGCACACGAACTTGGGCGGGCCGTACCGCCACACCATGCGATACAGCTCCTTCTTGTCGTCGTTGGTGAGCGGAACACTCCCCGGTGTCTCCATGCGTTCCAGCGCCAGCCCACGGATCGCGCCGTAAGCCAGATGCGTCAGACGCGCCTGATGTCGGACGACGAGCACTCGGTGCTGTTGCAGCGCCGCGTACTTCCACGGGTCATCGCGCTTCTTGCCACGGCGAGTGAAGCGAGCGCGACGCTCTTCCTCGCGAATCACCAGCGCTTCCAACGCCAGCGACTTGAGCTTGATACGCAGTTGCTCTCTGCGGTCTTTCGGTTCTTGGTAACTCATTCTAAACTCCTAAATTCAGTTGATGGGATCTTGAGAGTTCAGGTGGTTACGGCGGGGCTCTGCATTCACAACATCTTGCGCTCCTTTCTAGCACACCATCTCCAGGCGACTCGGCGCCACCCGGTTCAGCAGCATCCAGATCATCTTTGCGTGTCGGTCGTTGGGCGTAGCCCGACGACCATACTCCAAGTCCGTGCGACAGTGCATCTTCAGCTTGTGGGCACGCTCACGGTGCAGGCGCTTGTTGCGCTCCGTCCGCGTCTTCTGCATCGCGTTGGACGCGGCACGGCTGTGCCGGCCGAACTTCGCACCCTTCTTTTCCTTGCCTGCCATGTCTATCTCCTAGAGTGAGTGGGATGTGCCAGGAGCCTAGTCCGTAGACTTAGGGGCTTACCCCACCCCTTGGCACGCCCCCAGCGTAAGCCCTCTTGTGTTCGCGTACCAGCAGTGTTACCATACTCCACGGGCGTGGCCGGGGATTGACGGCCGGCTAGCCATCTCAAGTCCAGGGACACGCCCGCCTCAACTCAGGAGTTAAGATGCGATATCTTAAGGGTTCTCCCCACCACGAGTGCTGCCCGCCGGAATGGCGCAACACGCCCGACATGACTGGCAGCTTCGAGCTCGACGCCGTGATTGCCAGGAATACGAACAAGGACATTCCCAGTCGGCTGGCGTTCTACCTGGAGCAGGAAAATGCGTACAGCGCCCGCACAGCGTACAACGGATATCACAACTACCACGGTGATTCCTAAGCCCCGACTCCGTTGTGCGTGGGGCGTCTGGGTCTGCATGGGCGCGGGGCTGGGCTGTATCGGCGGCTCTCCAAGAGCCGCCTACCAGCGCTGGCGTATGGAATACATAGAAAGGTACAGGTATCATGATGAGCGATAACGATTTGGAAGTTCTGTATAAGTCTGCTCTCCCGGAGAGTCACTTTGCAGGCTTGCGCGCGGTGTTTGACGCTGGGTACGCTGATGGGTCTGGCGCTTCTGTAGAAGCGACGGACGCCAGCCTGACCGCCGCCGTCCCGCCCGCTGCAGACGACCCCACGATCACCACGGCGTAAATGTCTGCCCCTCTTCTTCCCGACAAAGAAGGAGACTGGATGTATATCCAAGCTCAGTACGAGCTTGGAGAAAAGACCCCGCAGCAGATCGGCAGGGAAACTGGGGTACCCGTCAGTAAGATCTACGCGGTGGCCGCGCGGCACGAGTGGGTGCACCCCGCGCAGAACACGGCGCTCGCCCAGTCCCGCGCCGAGCTGCGACTGGCGAAGGAAGAAGCTCAGCGCAATCTCGTAGAGGCTGAGAAAGAAGCTGTCGTCAAGGTTAACGCTGAGATGCAGTACCGGATGCTCTCAGATCATCGGTCTGATCTTGGGAAGGCTCGCGCTATCAGCCAGCGGCTCATGAACGAGATGACGGAGATGATCACGTTCTCGTCTGAGCTTAAAGAGCTTGGGCAGATCATGCGGTGTGAGAACGAGCGCGGGCAAGATCGACAGAATGACGCGTACCAGGACGTAATCTCCTTCCCCGGCAAGGTAAAGGCATTCAAGACTCTGACCGACGCCATGAAGAATATCATCCTCCTGGAACGGCAGGCGTTCGGTGTGGCAACTATGATCGAGGATCCAGAGAACCCCGTGACGGCGCCCACGGAAACGGCGATCGACACGCTGCTGTCCAGGTTTGAGCTGGTTCTGCAGGAGAAATCTGCGCCCCCCATTAAACAGATGGGAGACGCAGACATCATCGAAAATGGATCTTCCTGACAAGATCAAGGAGCAGCTCCACGCTGCGCCGTTCGACAAGATTGCCAGTCTGTGGGGTGTTCTTGAAGAGTCGATCACCCCGAGATCTGAGGTCCAGCGCTGGCTGTGCCAGAACGACAGGTACTATCTCCTAGTCAGGATCCTCCATCGCATCGACGCCATCCATCCTTGGCTGTACGCGCGGTGCAGGGAGGTCGAGGCGGAGACCGACGGGTACTTGGACCTGTGGGCGCGGGAGCACTACAAGTCCACGATCATCACATTCGCGGGCATCATTCAGGAAATTCTGAAGAATCCCGAAATCACGATCGGGCTGTTCAGCCACACCAAGCCGATTGCCAAGGCGTTCCTTGTTCAGATTAAGAATGAGTTCCAGCTGAACGAAGAGCTGCTGAACCTGTTCCCGGATATCTTCTACACGAACCCCGAGCGCGACAGCCCGAGTTGGTCCATCGACGCGGGGATCACGGTCAAGCGGAAGGGCAACCCCAAGGAGCAGACGCTGGAGTCTTGGGGGTTGGTGGACGGTCAGCCGATCTCAAAGCACTATCAGCTCCTGGTGTATGACGACGTGGTAACTGCGGACAGTGTCAATACGGACGACCAGATCAAGAAGACCACGGCGGCGTGGGAACTGTCTGACAACCTGGGTTCCGCGTCCACCGGTACACGCAAGTGGCATATCGGCACGAGGTACAGCTATGCCGACACGTATCAGACGATGATGGACCGCAAGGCCGTGAAGGTGCGCCTGTACCCCGCCACGGACACGGGGGAGCCTGATGGTGTGCCCGTCCTCTTTACAGAGGCCGTGTGGAAGGAGAAGATGAAGACGCAGGGTCCCGCGACCCTGGCGTGCCAGATGCTGCAGAATCCTCTCGCGGGTAGCGAGAGGATGTTCAACACCTCGGATCTACAACGCTATGAAGTCCGGCCTGAAACACTCAACGTCTACATCATGGTGGATCCGGCTCGCAGTAAAAAGAAAGATTCTGCGAAGACTGCGATTGCGGTGGTGGGAATCGATTACGCATTCAACAAGTATCTCCTTGATGGGTTTAACCATCGGATGGATCTTCGTGAGCGGTGGGAGCGCACAGCGCAGATGTATCATCGTTGGAAGAGAGCACCCGGAGTGCAGAATGTTAAGGTGGGCTACGAATCGTTCGGCGCGCAAGCCGATCTAGACTACTTTGAAGAACAGATGCAAGATCCTCGCAAGGGCGGACACTTCGTCATCGAAGAATTGAAGTGGCCACGTGAGGGTGAAGGGTCGAAGACTGACCGCGTCCAACGTATCGGTCCAGACTTGCGTTCCCACAAGATCTACTTGCCATACGACACGGATGAGAATAGGCTGACGGCGTTGCAGCTGCGCATGAAGCAGACCGGATACGGTCACCGCGTGTCCAAGGCTATCAAGCGAGTCGATGAACGTAAGGAGATCTATGATCTCTCTAAGGATCTAGAGATGCAGGTGCACTACTTCCCATTCGGAAGTCGTAAGGACTTGATCGATGCATTCTCTCGGATCTACGACATGGAGCCGCATCCCCCATCATTCAGGGAAGAGGGATACTACGAACCGGAATTCACGTAAGGAGTTGTAACATGAACACGACACGAATCCTGGCCCTTGGGGTCATACTATTCAGCTGCTGGGCAGCTTACGGCGGAGAGACTGAAGAACAGCACGTACAAGTGCTTGGTTACAAGTGCGACACGCGGGGCATTACGGAGATTGTCATCCACGTAGACAGTCCTGGTACTGCGCATATCGCGTGGAGTAACCAAAGCGCTTGTGGTACTCCGGTGTAGCGGGTACACTGCGGGACTATGACTAGTCCGTTCGTCCCGGCGCAGTTGAATCCTAACAACCTGGGGGCGCCGACCACCACGCGGACGATCACGTGGTTGGAGATGGTGACCAATGCGTGGGGACCCGAGTTCTACGCACCAGATCACGACGTCTACAAGTGGTCCAATGGCCGGGGATTTGACAGCAGCGACAAGGGCCTGACGGGCATCTACGGAGTGATCATCTGGACGGACGTGATGTCTGAAGGCTCGCGTCCATTCTCTATTGTGGATGAGACCTACGGTCTCCACATCGCGCTGGAGCCGGGGTCTTAATCGTGCCACAATTCTTCGACGGTTCTAATCTTCAGAACGACATTCCCCTGTCGAAGATCACCCCGGGCACGACTGCCACGGGGGCTGAGATTGTGCTGGTAACTCAGAGCGGGTTGACCAGGACTCTCACAGTTAATCAGGTCACGGCCGCTGCCAGTGGATCAGCGGCAGCGGCGCAGGCCACGGCGAATACTGCACTAGCCAATGCTGCCACGGCGCAGACTACGGCCAACACGGCAGTCACCAACGCAGCCACAGCGCAGACCACGGCGAATACCGCGCTTACGACCGCGAACGCGGCGGTGCCATCTGCAAGTCTTGCGGCTACTTCAGGCCCCGGTCTAATCGGCTGGATTAGAGCAGGCGCCAGTGCAGTTGCCACTACAGTATTGAATCTGCTGGGCTGGCAGGAGATAAGCGCGTTTGAGTTCATGACTGTAGCTCAAATTGCGGACTATCAGTCTGGAGCCATGACTCTGGACTTGGCTACCCCGCTGCAGGCTTGGTTAAACGCCTGCGCAGCATCTGCTAGCTCTGGGGGTAAGCTGGTGGGCCGGCTACCTCCTGGCGGGGGTCGCGTGGGTACGACACTGACTGCTACTGGAGCAGTCGTTATTCGCGGTCACGGTACAAATTCTTCTCTGCGAGGTTGGGGAGTACCTGCTCTCCAGATCGCAGGAGATCATGTGATGTTTGAGGATTTTGCTCTGTTCGCGTATTCTAACGTGGGCGTAGCAGATCCTCGTACCCAGAGTGGTATCGTTACGACAGGTACTAATGGATCAAACAATAACTACGCCCGCATCAAGCGGGTGTATTTCCAGGGTTGGAATCGGTGCATTGATTTCAGTTACATGAGCGGTTCCGTGGTGGATGATGTCACCACGGTTAACGCCAATGTCGGCATTCGCTACTTTGGTCAGTGTGTCAATAACGCGGTCAGTAACAGCCGGCTCGTAGTCAATTCAGGAACTACGTCCATTCAGACGACGAAGGACACTTCTATACAGGGGGAGGGTCTTCTCGTCACCAATTGTCTGCTGGCTTCTGGTACAAGCTACTTTACTTCTGATGGTTGGCTGCTTGCGGGGTTCTACAACTGCACGTGTGATCTCGCTTCTGGCAATGGATTTGATGTCCTTGGAGTGTCTGCGCTTACCATTGACTGCCCCTGGGTGTACGCGGCGCAGAAATGTGTTAACCTTCAGGCTCTGGGGTCCCCCACCAATGTCGATGCGGTCATTAAGATTGGTCTTGCGCAGACCACTGGATCTGCGCAAGCATGTATCGTAATCGGGGCCAACAACAACGGCGGGTGCATTGTAGGCGGAACCTACGTACTTACTAACGCGGCGGGCAGCGTGCCCATTGTATTGGCGAGTAACAATTGGGTTCTGGGGTCTGTAATTGTTCGCAACGCAACTACGAACAGTGATGTTCAGGTCAATGGTAGCAACATCCGGATCTCTCAGGAAGCCTATCTCCCCAACGGAATTCAGACCGTTGTCTCTCAAATTAGAGTGGTGACTTCTGCTGCGACCACTGCGCTGCCGTTCCCGACGAGCGCAAAGCTAGAGGTAATTCAGATCACAGGGAATACTGGGTGTACATCGATGACAGATCCAGCTGCTTGGCCGGGTAAGACGGTAGAATTGCTGTTCACCGGCACACCCACGTGGACTAAGGGGGGAAATCTCCATCTGAACAGTAACATCACTGCGACAGTGGGCACTACATTGACTGTCGTATCTGACGGCACTAATTGGTACGAAATTGGGCGAAGCATTAACTAGGATTCACAGTGAGATCTGACGAAGACATTGCAACTGTAGAAATCACCAGTGTGGACAATGAGTCCAGCCAGATGGAACTCATTGCTAGGCTGGCGGCGACCAAGCTGATGGAACACTACCCCAATCACCTGTGGGCCGTGGGTTGGGCGCCGGGCATGACGCTAGTGATTAAGAACATGGCGATTGACGACGGTCGCTACGGTTATACAGTGGACTGCGCGCGAGCCGCCACGGTGAGCGAGCTGGAGAAGAGCGTCGTTTGGGGCGGTGGCGAGCTGCTCGAGAGATGTGGTGCCCCACGAGGGGCGTGGGACGGCCAGATGTTGAACCTGCAAGATAAGGAGTATCCGCAATGAGACGATCAACTGCTAGTCCGTTTGTGTCGGGTGGGGTAAGTCTCCCACAGCCTCGCAAGACGGTTGAACCCGTAGTCCGGGGCAATGACTCTCCAGACTCTCGCAAGACGATCGAACCCGTCTTGCCTACGCCGGGTAATCGTGGCTATCGCGATGGCGGTTCCACGAGTGAGTGGGGCAACTCTAGCAAGAAGGTGAAGTAAATGCTTACTGAAATGAAGAACCACGTGGAAGCCTGGATTCATTCTTTGAATCTCAGCATTGATCATGAATGGCACAAGGGCGTGACGAATTTCGTCAGCTTTGCAGAGGGTCGTCAGGCGGAACTTGACGCCATTGATCTACTGACTAGCAAGGGCTACACGGTGACGAAGGCTAGCTGATGCTGCAGATTGATCCACGTAATCAGCCCCCAACGTCGCAGGATGGACAACCGGGGGCCGACAAGCAGTACGGCGGGGATAGCCTCGGCGTATGGATGACTCGTGCTCGGAACAGCTACCGCGCGAGCACGACTTACGTGGACAATAACTACCGCAAGGCGTGGGACGACGGCATCCGGGCATTCAACAACCAGCACTCGGGTGATAGCAAGTACAACTCGCCGTCTTTCGACAAGCGTAGTCGACTGTTCCGCCCCAAGACCCGTTCCATCATCCGGAAGAACGAAGCGGCTGCGGCTGCGGCGTTCTTCTCGAACATGGACGTGGTGAGCCTTTCTGCGAGTGATCAGTCCAACCCAGCGCAGATGGCTTCCGCAGAAGTGATGAAGGAGCTTCTGCAGTACCGACTCACGCGCACGATCCCATGGTTCCAGGTGGTGCTGGGTGGGCTGCAGGACGCACAGACCGTGGGCGCCGCCTGTGCCCACGTACACTGGAAGTACGACAAGGTCTCTCAGCCGAATCTGGACCAGCCTGCTATCGATCTCATTCCAATAGAGAATTGTCGGTTTGACCCCAACGCCAGCTGGATTGATCCAGTTAACAGCAGCCCGTACTTCATCCAGCTGATCCCGATGTATAAGATGGACATTCAGTCCAGGATTGATGCGGGGGACTGGGCTGACGTGCCGCTAGTTGCGGGCAGCACGGCCATGACGTACGACACCACGCGCATCTCTCGCGCCAAGGGCGCGGAAGATGCGGTGGAAACGCAACGTCAGGTCAATGACTATGACGTGTTCTGGGTGCAGCGCCACATCCACCGTAAGGACGGGCAGGACTGGACGTTCTACACTCTGGGCGATCTCAATCTGCTGTCTGAACCGATTGAGTTGAGCAGGGTCGTGTTCCACGGCAAGCGTCCTTACGTGATCGGTAGCTGCATCCTTGAGACGCACAAACCCATGCCTGCGGGCGTACCACAGCTGAGCAAGGGGTTGCAGGACGAAGCGAATGAGATCGCCAATCAGCGGATTGATAACGTCAAGTTCGCGCTGAATAAGAAGTGGTTCGCCAAGCGAGGGGTGGAAGTTGACCTGGGCGGTCTTGTCCGCAATGTGCCGGGCGGCGTGGTCATGATGAATGACCCCACGAATGACGTGCGTGAAATCACGTGGCCCGACGTGACTGCGTCTTCCTACGAAGAGCAGAATCGGATCAACGTGGACATGGACGAACTGCTAGGTAACTTCAACCCCGCTGGTCTTCTCAGCCAGGGAGGTATGAACGCACCCGCGCGGAACATGGCGCTTCTGAGTCAGAGCAACGGCACGCTGGTTGAGTACCTCATCCGCACGTTCGTCGAGACGTTCGTACAGCCCGTGTTGCGACTGTTGGTGCTAACCGAACAGCAGTACGAGACCGATCAAGTCATTCTCAACATCGCTGCCAAGTCCAGCAAGTTGCTCCAGCGTGCGGGTCAGGATCAAGTAACCGATCAGCTCCTGCAACAAGAAGTTACACTTGCGGTGAATGTCGGCATGGGTGCGACTGACCCCGCGCAGAAGCTGCAGAAGTTTCTGACGGCGATGGGGAGTTTCACTGCTATGATGCAGCATCCCACACCAGGGATTAATATGGTGGAAGTGGGCAAGGAAATCTTCGGTCATCTCGGCTATCAGGACGGCAGTCGGTTCTTCACCATGGAGAACCCAGAAGTGGCTGTGCTGCAGAAGACCATCATGCAGCAGAAGATGCTGATGGCTCAGATGCAGAAGCAGATTGATGAGAAGAACACGGGGCATATGATTGGTCTGCAGAAGACGCGAGAGACCAACCAGACCAAGGAACGTATTGCTGGGGTGAAGGAGGTCCACACGGACAAGCGTCACCTTGCCAGCATGATTAATGATCTAATGTCAGAGGATCGTAAGGCAGAGAATGAACGAAAGAATGGATCCGGAAACGGAACAGCAAAGAAGTGAGTTGTACGCTCGTGCGGCGTTTGGCAAGGAAGTCGAGGAATTTTGGGATTCCCGTATTGGAAAGTACTTGCGCGCTCACGCACAAGCACAGTACACTAGCGCCATCGAGGACTTCAAGTCTGCCGACGTGAGCAACGCAGGCGAGCTTTTGAAGATCCAAGGAAGAATGCTGCTGGCGGATAGCTTTCAAGACTGGCTGTCTCTAGCGATTACGGAAGGACTGCGGAGTCTTTCCATGCTGCAAGGAACCGAAGATGAGTGAAGAAGTTGTCAACGACGAAGGCAGTTCTGGCGCAATTGGCACAGGGAACGATGCCCGCGTCGCCCTGCTGAATCAGATTGGCGACGGAGTTGACGTCGATCGAGAAGATCAGCTTGCGAACGTCAACAACGACGACACTACGGAGCCCTTTCAGGCTCACAAGCAGCCAGACGACACCCCCCCGCCCCAACCTGAAGAAGTTGATCCGCCGGCTCCGGTGGATGGGGAACCGGGCGCCGGTCCGACTACCGTAAAGCTGAAGGTCAATGGCAAGGAAATGGAACTTCCCCTTGAGGAAGTCATTGCCAGGGCTCAGAAGGTTGAGTCGGCAGACCAGTACCTCGCAGACGCTGCCGCGCAGCGCCGCGCACTAGAAGAACAGAACAGGGCGCCGGCTCCTCCGGCCCCGAAGCAGGAAGAAGTTGACTATAGCGCGATGGCCCGCGCTCTACAAGTTGGTTCTGAAGAAGAGGCCGTTGCATCACTGAAGAAGCTGGTGCAACAAGCTACGGTGCGTCCATCTCCCCAAGACGACGTTTCCCGGATGATTGAAGAACGCCTCATGTTCCGCGATGCTTACAACGGCTTTCGCAGCGAGTTCAAGGACGTTGTGGATGATCCAAGGCTCTTCGCCATGGCTCTGCAAATGGACCGAGAACAGACTGAGAAGGGGGACTCCCGTCCCTACGCGGAGCGCTACACCGAGATCGGCACTGAGTTGCGCGGTTGGGTGAGTGGATTCAAAGGTTCTAGCGCGCCAGCTCCTGCTCCCGCAGGGCAGACTCGTCAAGAACGCAAGGAAACCGCCCCTCAGACGCCGACCGCTGCCGCCGGTAAAGCTGCTCCACAGCCGCAAGAGCAAGAAGAGGACGATAGTCCCGCAGCCGTGGTGGCCCGAATGGCCGCTGCGCGCGGGGGTCCTCAGTGGATGCGTGATCTACCGAAATCTGCGTAAAGCACCCGTCATTTCGACAGAAGGCAGGATAAAATCATCGCTGGTCAAGTTTGGGCCGTAAACTCGCTGGGTGGCTACATGTATAGCCGTCAGCTCAGCAACGTGTTGCGCATGGCCGTGCAACCTCTCGTCAAGTTCCGTCAGTTCGCTGACGTCCGTGACGCCTCTCAACAGGGCAAGAAGAAGGGTGACATCTTCACCTGGGACGTCTTCTCTGATGTGGCGACCGCTGGTGGTATCCTGACGGAAACCAACACGATGCCGGAAACCAACTTCACCATCACTCAGGGCACCCTGACGATGACTGAAGCGGGCAACAGCGTTCCCTACTCTGGCAAGCTGGACAACCTGTCCAAGTTCCCGGTGATGGAACTGATTCAGAAGGTTCTGAAGAACGACGCGGTCAAGACGTTCGACCGGCTGGCGTGGACGCAGTTCAACCAGACGCTGCTGCGGGCCATCCCCGTCGGCGGTACTGACACGGCGGCGATCACTCTGACCACGAACGGCACGGTGACGGGTACCAACAGCATCGCGTACAACAACGGTCACGCCAAGTCGATCGTTGACACGATGAAGGAACGTAACATCCCCGCGTATCTGGGTGATGACTACTACGCTCTGGCATGGCCGACCACGCTGCGCACGTTCAAGAACAACCTCGAAACGATCCACCAATACAGTGACACGGGCTTCAAGCTCATCATGAACGGTGAAATCGGTCGCTACGAGAATGTTCGCTACGTCGAGCAGACCAACATCGCCAAGGGTACGGGCACTGACGGTATCACTCAGACCACGTGGACCAACGGTAAGAGCGACTGGATCTTCTTCTTCGGTAACGATACCGTCGCGGAAGCCATCGCTGTTCCGGAGGAAATGCGCGGTAAGATCCCGAGCGACTACGGTCGCAGCAAGGGCGTCGCGTGGTACTACCTCGGCGGGTTCGGCATCGTTCACACTCTCGCTTCCAATACTCGTATTGTGAAGTGGGACAGCCAAGCGTAAGGAGTGTAGGATCATGACTACCAAAAACATGATGTATGATCACCCCGCGTATATCGCGGTGATCCCCCAGCCGACCGGTTCCATCACCGGCGCGGCGGGTGTAGGTACGAAGTACGCCGCGTTCACTGCGCTGGTGATTAAGTCGGTCACTCTTGCCGCTACCACGGTGGGCACGAGTGCTGACGTGATCAGCGTGCTGAAGGTTGCGACGGGCAGTGGTACGAACACGAGCACCACGACTGTCACCTACGGCACGATGGGTAGCGCGGCGTTCTTCGGCAACTTCACTCCTGCGGTGGCGACCAATCAGATCACCTGCAATCAGGGCGATACGTTCTGGGTGCAGAAGGGTACCGATGCGACGGCTGTCTTCGTGGGTCAGATTGAAACCGTGGTCGTGCCTCTGAGCAACGTCACGGTTTAAGGAGAAAGATCATGGCACGAAACAGCACCAGCAAGAAGTACGGCGGCGTCAATTCTCCGATTGCGGGGGCTGCTCTTCCGAGCAAGACCCCGCAGTACGGGAACACTGGGGGGTCGTACGAAGGTGAGATGAATGGCAATTCTTCTCCGGAAAAGTTCGGTAAGCCGATGCAGGAAGTCCCGGCATCCATCAAGGGACTCGGCGGCACGTACAACGACATCGGCGAGCTGTCGGGGTTCATCACGGATGGTTATCTCGACAAGGGTGACACTCCCTACGGTGAAGCCTGCAAGTTCAATTTCCTGCCTCCGGGCATGGATATCAGCAATCAAGAGAACGCTGAGATCCATGACATGCCATTGCGGAAGCTGACCAGTGAAAGCTATCCTGGTGATGGCTGGATGCCTGCTCCGCGTGACATTCCGGAGTAAGCGTTGACCTAGTGAAAAGAGTAGGGGGCTGCAAAGCCCCCTACTTCCATGGAGAAAGAAATGCCTCATCCGCTTCAGGAAAAGTTTCAAATCACCGTCCCCGCCAAGATCGAGGGAGACGAGCCGTGGGCTAGCTTTGAGTCTGCGAGGGATACGCACGGCAAGCAAGAATGGTGTCCAGCGGATGCTGGAGATCAAGACCCCAACAAGTTCAATTACATGCCCCCAGGCATGGATATCCACCAGCACTGTTCCTTGCAGCCCCAGATGCCGCTGAGCATGGCAGGTCAGACCGACGTTAGCGTGGACACCAATCCGGATTCGTTTGACTGCGGGTTCAAGAAGCGAGAAATGAAGGGAACGGACGACCAGTATACTGGCGAGCACGTGGATCACTTTTACGGTGATGCTGGCGGATTTGTGGAGAGAAATAATTACTTGGATAGAGAGTAGATCGTGAAGTTTGATCCCGCCAAGCCCCACGCGGTGATCTACGGTAGCGCAGACATGCGCTACCTGCAGGACGACGTGTACTACGCCGCGAACGGGGATCCAGTTAAGGTCGTCGTAAGCCGGGATGGACTGGATGAGACGGACGAGAGTCTTAGTGATTTGGTCAGCTCTGCGGCCATGTTTCTTCGCTCGATCTTGTCAGAACCTCGCTCTAAGTCAGTGATTTACGCGGAAGCAGAGCGTAACAATCAGGTCTGGGAAGATGTAACTCAAGCGGCCAAGGACTTGAAGATTCAGAAGTTCAAGGCTAAGAATACCGAAATGTGGCGCTTGCCGCAGGAGTAGCAGGTGGCTTCATTCAATCCAACACAGTCCTACAACGTCGTACTAGATCTGGATGGCAACATCTACGCTCTACAGGGTGGGATCTTTTACGATCGGTACGGTGACTCGTTTACGACCTTGCCGCCGAGTAAGAACGGTGCTGTGTCTCCTGCGCAGCCTTCTGGGAGTGGCAACGCGCTCACCAGCAACCCGCTGAGTCAGTTTGCCGCAACTACGTCTGCTCAACTGGGGGGCGTCATTTCCGACAAGACGGGAACGGGGGCTCTAGTGTTCGCTAACTCTCCAACTCTCGTAGCTGCTACGCTCGGTACTCCAGCGTCTGGCAATCTACAGAACTGCACTGGATATCCTTCCGACGCCACTAAGGCAGCGAAGTCCCAGCCACTGTTCACCAAGTCGTTCTTCATTTCTGCCCCTGCGGATGGACTGGCAGTGTATCTTCCTGTGGAAGAAGGCATGGTGATCACTAAGATCACTGCCAAGACGGCGTCTGGCACGACTACGCTGACTGGTGCGATCAACGGCACCAATATCACGGGGACCGCCGTGAGCGCCAGCAGCACCAAGTCATCGCAGACGTACTCGGCTGGCAACACGGCGAACGCGGGGGATGACTTCACCATCACGGCGAGTAGCAGCGCCAGCCCGCTTAACCTCGGCGTAACTGTCGTTTACACCAAGACTCTGTCGTAATCATGCCAGTCCGTAACGTAGTTACCAAGAACTGGAGCATTCTGCCCAGCTTTGATGGGCTGCTGTACAGCGCATATCCGAATGGAGATAAGCCGGGCGGCAGTCCCATCATTGCGTTCACTGACTTTACCGCCGGCCCAACGACTGGCGGGGAGAACAATAAGGGCTGTTATCTGACCGTGTTCGGCTGGAACTTCGGAACGTTTTCTGCGTGGGGGGTGTCTAATCACCTCTACATCGGGGGCGTAGAAGTTGATAACTACCGCTGCCTAGACAACGCTCCCGGGACTGGCGTCGCTGGCATGGGCAACGGTGTGTTTGAGACTTTCGGTCTTAAGCGGTTGACCGTGCAAGTGGGCGCGCTTGGCACGCCCACAGCAGGCGTTGCGCTCAACATCACCATGACTGTGAATGGTCATGGTCTTGCGAACCCAGTCACATCTGGTCAATACTTTGACTACCTCAGCGGGGACGCGTTGACGTTCACACCTCAGCCGGGAACGATTCTCTTCGTAGATCAGACAAACGGCTTGGATTCCAACGCAGGCACGTTCGCTGCACCCAAGCAGCATCTTCAAGATTCCACCATGTTTGGATCTGGAGCATTGAAGAGCGCCAGTTCTTCCGTAGATACGAGCGGAACTAAGCCCGGCACTCACATCGTTTTTCGCGGAGGTACGTACACGTCCACAGGGACGACGACCGGCGGCAGCGGAACGAACTACGGCATGTGGGCTAATTTGTTCCGCATTGGGGGGTTGGCGCCCTCAGGGGGCACCAACCGGGGGCCAATCTGCTTTACGAGCTATCCTGGCGCGGCTGGAGCGAACAGTCGGGAATTGGCTCAATATAATCCAGGAACTGGCGTCCATGCCAGCGGGGGCTTCTTGGGGAACGACCAGGCTCGTGCTCAGGAGACTAATCCATTTGATGGTACGACCGTCGGTTGGTGCAAGTACATGCACTTCTCCAATCTCAAGATTACTGCGGCAGCGGACTATGGACAAGATGGGGCTCCGTTCAACTTGAACAGCCGCGCGGATTTCTGGCGTATCATGGGCTGTGAAATGATATGGAAGACCACCATCACAGATGCTGTGAATGGGGCCAATACTCACGCTCGCGCGGGCGGCATTGCCGGGAATGGCAGGACGGTGCGTATTGGCGGTAATTACATCCACGATATCTGGGGAGATGTGGCGTTCAATGAGAACCACGGTACTTACTTTGACGGCAGCGTAGAGTCCGCCAATGGCGTCTACATGGGATTCAATGTAATTTACAACATCACCGCAGGCAACGGGATCCAGACATACAACGCTGCCGCGCCGGACTACATCCAGAATATCTACGATCACAATAATTGGATTGAGCTGGTTAACAAGAACGGTATCAACTGCTCTGACAACACGCGCTCCCGTCATACGTGGAACACCGTAGTCAAGGACGCCGGGGAATACGGGATCTACTACAGCTCTGCATCTCTCATCGCGACCAACGCCCAGAGTGTAGAGAACTGCGTGATCTATGGATGGGCTCGGCAGAACAGCCTACGCCCTGGCGTCGGTAACACAGGGAATACGGGCACTGGTTCTACGATGACTCGGAACTGCATCTTCTTCCAGCCCTCCGGGTACAACACTGCTGGCGGATTTACGAGCTTGGACGGCTCTGGCACCAATAATCTGGATAACAACCAGTGGTTTGATGCCAATGGAGTGCTGACTACGCAGCCTTCTGGGGACACGACGGGCGGGTACGGCAACCCCAAGTTCAATGCCGCTGCGAGTAAGGACTTCAGCCTGCAGAGCACGAGCCCATGTATCAACGTAGGCTCTACGACGATTGCCACGCGCAATTACGACTTCATCGGGTTCGTGATCATCGGTCTAAATGATCGCGGCGCATTCGAGTACGGGTCTCATCTATGACCTACGCGCTTGTTCAAGCCTTCGCGTTGTCATCTGGCGGTTCGGCCGCTACGACCAAGACGTACACCATGGCCCCCACAGCGGGGCATGGCGTCATGCTGGCGGTTTCGTATCAGAACGCCAACACCGTCAATATCACGGCCATTAAGGATCAGGCCAGCAACAATCTGACCTACACGGTCACGAACACGGCTCACGATAATCCGAGTTTCGGGAGCGCCGCACTTGTCTGGCTGCCGAACGTGGGCTCCGGCATCACGTCCATTACGATCACAGTGGACACGTCTACGATTCTCGGAGTGCGAGGATTTGAGTACTCCGGTCTGTGGACGACGAATTCCGGGGCGGGTACAGCGAGTTCTAGCACGCTTACCGCGACGTTAGCCACTGACAATCTTTCCCAAGCCATCACGCCGACGCAGCAACCCGCGATGCTGTTCTCGTACGCGATGGATCTGACGCACAACAGCGGGCCCAATGCAGGCACGGGGTTCACGAGCCGTGCGATTGATGCCGCCACTCTGTCATTCGGGACGGCCACTTATCGCGTCCAAGATAAGAGAATTACGTCCACCAGCGCGACGAATTCTACATTCACCAACGTTTCTACGAGCGGCGACCAGTTTATCGTCCTGACGGTGGTGATCCCGGAACCTCCTCCGGCTCCGGTGCTCAGTCTCCCCACGCCGTCTGGCACGCTGGCGACGTCCTCCACAGCTACCCCGGGCGCCACGACCGACACGGGCAGTGGCACGGGGTACTGTGTCGTAACCACGACTTCTCTGTCAGGGGTAACTGCTGCTCAGGTGAAGGCTGGGCAGAACGCCGCAGGCTCTACGACTGGGGTGTTCAATTCTAACGGCGCCATTTCTGCGTCTGGCGTATTCACCTGTCCCACGGTATCTGGTCTTACTGCGAGTACTCTGTATAACTACGCGGTTGTGCAGAATTCTGCGGGCGGGGATTCTAACGTTGTTACAGGAACGTTCACTACTCATTCCCCTGTTCCTACGATTTCTAGTGTCAGCCCCAATCCATACGTGGATGGTTCCTCTGCCACAATCACGGGTACGACATTCGGAGCTTCTAAGGGTACGGGTCACGCAGACGTTGCTGCTGTAGCTCAAACCACGACTGCGTGGGGTGATACGTCTATCACTGAAACTGTAGCCATCGGCGCGAATGCCTACGGTGTCGTCGTTTCTCAGACTGTAACGAACAACGCGGGCGACTCTAGTTCTGGCTACAGCATTTCCATCAATCCGCCAACGGGGTGGTCGTACGTCAATCTTGGAACGCCAAATACGACTGCCGCGTGGAGAATCACTGCTGTCTCTGATCTTGTTTCTGGTAATCAGCTGGCGTGGGACACCAAGGGTGGTCTTGTGACTGTGAATGCCGATGCTTCCTTCGTGGCTGACCCAAGTGTTGCCTCGTTCAACGTGAAAGCGTGGGACAGCGCCAGTGGCTGGGGCACGGTCGGCACGCAGCAACTAAATGCCCCTCCAGGGGGGTATTCCTGCATCGTCATTAGCTAGACGGATGTAAAATAGCCACTTAATCCTAAGGAGTCAGAGTGGTTTGGTCTGCAAATAATCCCCAGTGCAACGAATCTAGAAAGATTGTCTGGGAAGTCGCCCCGTACCTCAGCGGTCGGGGCGTTGATCTAGGTGCTGGCGATTTTCGTATACTTCCTCACGCCATCACCGTAGACAACATGCACCACGCGGCGTTCGGGTTTACGCAGAAGCCAGACGTGATGTGCGATGTAGAAGATCTCAGCGTGTTCGGCTCTCAGTCTATGGACTTCGTCTATAGCAGCCACACGCTAGAGCATATTTCAGATTACAAGTCTGCGCTGAAGGAATGGTGGCGCGTCGTGAAGGTTAGAGGATACCTGATCCTCTACCTGCCGCACAAGGACTTCTACCCCAACATGGGTCAGAACGGCAGCAATCCGGATCACAAGCACGATTTCCTTCCCCAGGACATCATTTCTGCGATGGAAGAGCTGAGCGGCTGGGATCTGCTGGAGTGCCAGGAACGGAATGAAGATCAGGAGTACTCTATGCTTTTGATCTTCCAAAAGACTGGCGCTAGTCGTCATCGGTATACTTGCAGGGAACCTGTGCCAGAAAAGACGGCCTGCGTCGTTCGATACGGAGCCTACGGAGACTTGATGCAGGCGAGCAGCGTGTTAGCAGGGCTAAAGAAACAGGGTTATCATGTCACTCTCTTCACTAGCAACCCTGGCGCGCAGGTTATTGAACACGACCCGCACATTGACAAGATCGTTCTGTTTGATAGGGATCAAGTCCCCAATGCTGATCTTGTAAGCTTCTGGTCGTGGCAGAAAAAGAAGTTCACGAAATTCGTGAATCTTAGCGAGAGCGTGGAAGGTTCCCTTCTCGCCATGCCGGGGCGTACGCTGCACTACTTCCCTCCCGCAGCACGTCATTCTCTGATGAATTTTAACTACTTGGAGCTTCAACATGAGTTGGCAGGAGTACCCCACAGCCCAGAAATTGTATTCTATGCTACTGGAGAGGAACGGAGTTGGGCAGAAAAAGCCCGCCAAAAGTGCGGAGTCGGCCCCGTCGTTCTCTGGGCCTTGGCCGGTAGTTCCGTACACAAGACGTGGCCTTTCATTGACAATGTCCTCGCGTCTATCCTCCTTAAATACCCCACGGCTCGTGTCGTTCTTACTGGGAACGAAGCGTGCCAAATCCTAGAACAGGGGTGGGAGAACGAACCCCGCATCATCAAGACTAGTGGCAAATGGACGATCAGGCAGACATTGTCGTTCCTGCCAGAGTGCGATCTTATCGTCGGTCCGGAGACTGGTGTGCTGAACGCTGCGGCGTGCATGAGCGTGCCCAAGGTAGTAATTCTGTCGCACTCCACGCAGGAAAATCTCACCCGTGATTGGAAGAACACCGTGTCCCTCTATGCGAAGAATACCGTGTGCGCGGGTCGCGGGGACAACGAGGCGCCTGCGTGTCATATGATGCACTACGACTGGTCTGCCTGCACACAAACGCCGGACGGCGTGGCACAATGCCAGGCAGACATCAGTGCGACTGACGTCTGGCTAGAAGTGGAAAAGATTCTCGATAGGACACTGAAATGAGCACCAGCGGAGTCTACAAGGAGGCCACCAGCACGCAGCAGATCGTGCGTCAGGCAATGCTTAACATTGCCTGTCTTGATCCAGATGAGAATCCCACGAATTCAGAGTACGACGATGTTCGCCGACTTCTAAACATGATGGTTTCTCAGTGGATGGGGAAGGCTGACTTCGCTCCAGGATTGAAGGTATGGACTCGTAAGCGGGGGTACGTCTTCCTCAATAGTTCTGGCTATCAGTACAGCCTGAGCGCGTTCAACACTTCGGGGTGGACCAACAGCTTTACGAAATTACACCTGACTGGATCTGTCGGTGTAGGCACCAATGTGATTACTCTGAATGGTACGGTCGCTATCGGTCAGTTCATCGGAGTCGTGTGCAGTGACGGGTCTCTGTTCTGGTCTACGATTGCCACCATTTCCCCATCCATCACCACGACTGCGAACTTCACGGTCAGTGCTCTTAGTGGCGCGAACGCTTACGTCTACACGACGCCCGCTCAATATCCCGTGAACGTAGAGGCGGCTGTTCTTCGAGACGATCAGAACAGCGACACGCCACTCCGTATCATGCTGCAAGGCACCTACGATGCGCTGTCAAACAAGGTAGATCCACAGAATATGGGTGACCCCACGGCTATCTACGTGGAAGAGAATCTGGGGTTCACGTACATCTACACTGACGTTGGTGCAGCGCAGGACGTCACCAAGTACATTGTTCTGACCTATCTGGAGCCCGTGCAGAAGTTCATCAATCCCACGGATGAGCCGGAATACCCCGAGGAATGGTACATGCCACTGCACTTCGCTCTTTCCAAGATCATTGCTCCCATGTTCAAGAAGCGCTGGACGGATACGCTGGAATCTAATTTGATGATGTCTCTTGCCATTGCCCGCAATAAGTCCGGTGAGAAGACCCCGCTGTACTTCCAGTGCGGAGAAAATGAATGAAGCCCGTATCGCTGTTCGGCCAGGGCATCCGATCTATTTCGGATATCATCACGCGGCAGCGCAGGCTCAACTGTTTCTATTCCGTTCGCCAGGACGGCGACCGGTCTGGGGTGGTGGTTATTGGAAGCCCGGGTAGCTTCATTTGGGTGACGCTGCCGCAGGGGCCAATCAACGCCATGCGTGTTGTGGGAAGTCTGCTGTACGTGCAAGCTGGTCTGGGGTTCTACTCCATCAACTTTGGCGGAGCTACCGCAACTCTCGGCACGTTGACTGAACAGTCCGTATTCACTACGATCACGGATAATGGATTTGACGTCACTGTTGTGAACAGCACGAATGGCTACGTCTACAACATCGCTGGCGCCACGTTCACTAAGATCACGGACGTCAATTTCCCGACAGGCTGCGGAACGATTTGCTATCTGGGTGAGCGTTACATTGCGCCTGTCCCCAACTCTCGTCAGTATCGTGTCAGCGCTCAGTTTGATGGAACGACATGGTCTCCTCAAATCTTCGCCACGAAGGAAGACTACAGCGATAACATACTCGCCACGGACAGCTTCCTGGGAACGCTAATTCTTTGGGGTAGTTTCTCCATTGAGTTCTGGCAGAACGCGGGCACTTCTCCCAATCCGTTCCAGAAGATTGTTGGTGCTTCACAGACTTGGGGTCTTGGAGCAATTCGCAGTCGCAGCATTCTTGGGCAGACGATAGCCTTCCTGGCCCAGAATCCTGACGGTGGTATTCAGGTTATGCGACTGTCCGGCCTTTCTGTTAGCCGCATTTCTACTGAAGACATCGAGAACGAGATTCATTCATTCCAAGTATACGCGGACGCAGTGGCGCTCACCTACACCGTCAATGGTCATTCATTCTATCAACTGACGTTCCCATCTGCTAATCGCACCTTCGTGTACGATAGCATGACTAGTGTTTGGAATGAGGGACAGACCGGACTGAGCGTCACTGGCAGACACTACGCCACGCTGGGGGCCATCTTCAATTCTAACAACTACTTTTCCGATTCTACGACTGGATCTGTGTATCAGTTTGATATCGATTCCTACACAGATAACGGCCAGCAGATCAAGAGAGAGATTGCGACCAAGCACGTCCGCAACGCGGGTAACGTCATCGATGTGAGCGAGCTGTTTCTGGACATGGAAGTGGGCGTCGGCAATTCATCCATCACTAATCCTCAGATAGCCATACAGGTATCTAGGAATGGCGGCAAGACGTTTGGCCCTCAGAAGATTGTGACAATGGGCCAGATTGGCGCGTACCTGACGCGCGTAATCTTCCGTCGCCTGGGTAGCGGTCGAGATTTTGTGTTTTTGATCACCATGACGGATCCAGTTAAGTTCGTTATCGCCAGTGGCAGCGCTGTGGTGGAGTCCGCGGATGACTAGTATCCCCGCTCCCCCGTTCAACGCCCCGCTCACAGAGCCGGACGGTAAGTTGGGGAAGATGCGCCAGCCCTGGCATATGTGGCTCGGTATCATGTTTCCGTTCTGGCAGCGGTCACAGAACGTAGGCGTATACGACTACCAGACTCCGACCACGGGATTCAGCTATTCCGCGCTTGATTACACAGAGGAACTGTTACTGAACCCTGCGGGTGTCCTCGCCACGGGGTCTGTCGTGCTGCCGCCGAACCCTACGGATGGTCTGGTGTTTACGATCGTGTCCACGCAGACGATCACGAGCTTCACAGTCACTGCGTCTCACCCGATTGTAGGTCCTGCTGTGACTACTCTGGCCCCCAGCGTTCCCGTTAGCTGGCGCTACCGCAGCGCTAACACCACTTGGTATCGAACTCAATAGCAGGTACACTACAGGACATGACCGAGCAGGAACAGATCATGCGACGAGTTGCTTGGGACACATATCTTGCATCTGTTGTGTCTATGAGTCTACACCCAGGAACGACTCGCGATGCTGCAATACCGCGCACGATTAGTGAGTGTGCTAAGATTGCGGATGAGATGATGGTAGAACGTGATCGTCGTGTTGAGGAGGGCAAGCTGTGAGGATTAAGCTTCTTGAGCGCGGCTGGCCCGTCGCTGAGATCTATTGGAACTTGCAGCAGCATCCGGAGTTCTGGGATGAGTTTACTGCTCGCACGGAGCATCCAGATAGTCCTCATCACGGCCTCAGTGATATTTGGGCGCGGTTTGGTCCTCCATCCGCAGCAGAAACAGGAGAGCCGCACGAGTCTGTGTGGTATCGTAGTTCTGACATTCTTGGCATTAAGCCTCTTGTCGATGTTCTGATGAAGAAGACGGGGGGAAAGGAATTGGGCGGAGTGTTGATTACTAGAATTCCTCCGGGTAGGGAAGTTCTCCCACACACTGACCCGGGCTGGCACGCGAGATACTACGAGAAATTTGCGGTTCAGATCACCAGCGCGCCGGGTCAGAAGTTCTGCTTTAAGGACGCAGAACTTGAATCTCGTCCCGGGGACGTATACTGGTTTGATAACCAGTATGAACACTGGGTTGTGAACCCTACGCCGTATGAGAGGATTACCATGATTGCCTGTATTCGAGGAGGTAACTGATCATGCCATGGGCTGCTGCTGTCTCTGCCGCTGGTGCTGTCGGCGGTGCATTAATTTCTTCAAATGCGTCTAAGAGCGCTGCGAACACGCAGTCAAACGCGGCTATGAGTGCTGCGCAGCTACAGGCTGCGCAGAAGCAGCCATGGGTTGACGCAGGCAAGATTGGGCTTAATCAATTGACCGGCATGGTCAGCCCCGGCAGTAAGCTGATGCAGGGGTTTAACATGACTGACGCGACTAACAGTCAGGCAGAACAGTTCGCACTTCAGCAAGGCACGCAGGCTATCAACAACAGCAATGCAGCGCGCAGCGGCACTCTGAATACGAACGCCACCCAAGATCTCACTAAGTTCGCAGAGGGTACTGCCGCGCAGTACGAAAATCAGGCGTTCAACCAATGGATGGCGCAGCAGGGGCTGCAACTTGGAGCTGTAGAATCTTTGTCTGGGACAGGGCAGTCTGCGGTTACCAGCAGCGCAGACACGACGGCAAGTCTGATGACGCAGGCCGCGAACGCTAGTGCTGCGGGTCAAATTGGTAGCGCGAATGCCATTGGCGCGGGGCTCAGTAACGTCACCAATAGTCTGCAGCAACAGCAGATTCTTAATCGACTGCTCGGCGGTAATTCTAATACCCCGGGTGTTGGAGGTATCAGCACTCCTGCGCCAGCCCAGGACTACACGGGGGATCCTTACGCCAGCTCAGGTGAATTGGATAGCAGCTTCAGTCTTTCGGACGAACGACTGAAGGAAGACCAAGAGCACGTCGGATATACGCTGGACGGTCTGCCAATCTACACTTATAGACTGAAGGGCAGCAAGAAGCACCAGATGGGTGTAATGGCGCAGGACGTAGAATATCGGGATCCGTCCGCCGTCCGTCGTCATTCCAGCGGATTCAAGATGGTTGATTACAGCAGGGTGCACTAATGGCGATTGATGCAAGCATTCCTCTCCAGGCTGGCAAGGGTGTCCCACCTATTGATCCGACGGAGAACGCCACCCGCGCGTATAGCCTCGCGGGTACGATGGTGGATACCGAGGAGAAGATTCGTCAGCGTAATGAGGGCAAGTTTGACCGCGACGCTCTACAGAACTACCTGACAAGTGGTGGAGATATCAGCACTCCTGAGGGGAGTCAGAAGGCCATCAAGGAACTTCAAGGCAAAGTTAGCCCTGGGCTTACGGAGAAACTCATTGCACACGGTGATCAGGTCTCTCGTAATTTCCTAGCGATTAAGGAACAGACTCAGAAGTGGGATCAGCTCCACTTGGAGGACATCTCTAAGCAGGACGAGCAGGTTGCGCCCATGCTGGAGCAACTGAACGACTCCTATCAGAAGACTCTGGGCGCGCAGGGCAAGGCTGCTGCGGACGCAGAATTTGAGAAGAATCGCGCAGGCGTGCTGGGTTGGATGGGAGAGCAGAAACTTGGCACAAACCCGAGATTTGCGCCGGAAGTCACGAAGAACATCACCGGAATGTCTCCCGATCAGCTGCCGTACTACATTTCTAATCTGAAATATCACAAGACCCTGATAGACGAACGTCTTGCTCAAGCGAAGACTAACGCCGTGGAGGGCGGCAAGCGCACGTTCTACTCAGATGGCAAGGACGAGTACATGCAGAATGACCGGGGCGTCACGATGAAGAACGTGAATGGCACCTGGGAGAATGTTGACGTGCTTCCCGCCAACGCTAAGAAGATTGGAACGCAGAGCGCGGCGGACGCGGGTGGAGTTCAATTGACTAGCGGCGCCAAGAAGGTCGCGGCACTGAACTACGGTCTGACGGGCCAACTGCCCGCTCGACTCAGCGGGCAGATGAGAACTGAGATCATGAACGAAGCTGACAACGTTCGTCAAGCACTCGGTCTTTCTCCGGGAGAATGGTCCACTCTTCAGTATGACGCCAAGGCCAAGAGCAAGGCGCTGGGCAACCTTACGAACTTGGAGGGGCAGGTCGACGCGTTTGAGAAGTCTCTCACTAGCTACACGAAGCGCGCGCTTGAGAATCTTGATTCCATCAGTACGTCAGACATCCCCTGGATCAATAAGATTGTTCAGAACGTAGAGGGGCATATTGAGGGTCTGCCACCGAATCTTGCCAAGTTGCAGGTGAATCTTCGTGCCGTAGCGAGTGAATACAATAAGCTCTCTTCTGGCGCCATGGGCAACACCCAGCCGGGGGAAAAATCTCTTCTCGAAATCCAGGAGATGTTCAAGAAGTCTGATAATCCTGACACACTCCGCGCCACGCTGGGAGAAGTCTTGAAGGATGGTCAGTTCCGTGCTACAGGCATCCGAGAGACTAAGGACAACCTCCGTAGTCAGATTACGAGCCTAGTAGATAAGAAGAGCGGGAAGACGGACGAAACTAAAGTTTCTCCCTCAGACCAGAAAGCTCGAGACACTGACCGGGTAGGCATCCTGCAGGAAGAGAAGAAGAAGCTAGTGGATTCTCTCAATGCCCTGGATACCAAAGCTCCTGACTACGCAGATAAGAAACAGCGCATTCAGACAGATATTCTGGCAGTGAACAAGGAACTTGGATCTAAGGACTCCGCGCCCGCGTCCACAGCTAAGAAGTCGGGCAAGGAAATCACTCTCCCCAACGGAAAGAAGATTACGGTGCAGGTAGACTAAATGCCGACCTACTCGTTCGACATCGATGGCAAGAATCATTCATTCACGACAGACCAAGCTCTGTCTGATGAAGAACTGACTGCTGCGATTGGTCAATTGTCGTCTCCGTCGGAGACGACAGCAAAGACAGCACCCCCGCCCGGCGTTCCACCCCGCCCGGAAGATCAGAAGTACGAGACTAAGACCCCGACCACTGCGCAAAAGGTATTCGGTACCGATATTCCCTCCAGTCCCGGAGGATTCATTGGAGACGTGGCGAACAGCGCTGCCTGGGAAGCGAATCGTGCCTTCGCGGGCGTGGGTCAGCTAGCCGAGGGGGGAATCAACTACCTCGGCAGTAAGCTGGGCGTTCCACCCGACAAGCAGACTCATGTATTCACCGAGATGGGAGACTGGGCCACCCGAGGGGCTAACGAGTCTGCGGCTAAAGATCGGCTTGCCGGAGGCCTGGGCGCTACGGTTCCCATGGCCGTGGGCGGGGCCGCAGTACCTGCTGCGGGTGCTGCGACTGCTACAGGCCGCGTGGCCCAGGCCGCTGGAGCGGGCGCCCTGGCTGGCGCCACGCAGCCGGTGCCCTCTGGTGAAGACCTAGCGCGCGGTAAGGCCATCAACATGGCGGAGGGCGCTGTGCTCAGTGGTGGACTTACTGCGTTGGGCGAAGGCGCCAGTAAGATCAAGAACAAGGCCAGTGAAATTCTCTTCGGTCACACGGGAGACGTGGACAGCCCCGTGCGTGCGCTAGCTAAGCGCGCGGAAGAGATGGGGTTTAAGATCAATCCTCAGCAGCGCCGCACGGATGATCAGCGCTTGCAGACTGCGGGGCTTTCGTTTGCGGATCGTGAGCAAAATACGATCACAGCCAACAAGATTGCTAGCGCTGCCACGGGGAAAGAAGCGAATAAGATCACTCCGGAATACCTCGGAGAGCGGTTCAAAGACTTGGGCGCGCAGTACGACGAGATTTATGCCCCTGGCAAGTCTTACAAGATTGATGCTTCGGTCATTCCAGGTCTGCGGGAGATGGTGGCAGGTGAACAGGAAGCCCGACGCCCGTTTGCCAGCGGCCCGGCCATCCAAGCCGCCAATAGAATTTTGAGCGCTTTTGATGCTGCACAGGGTGCTAACACTGCACGCATCAGTGCTATGAAGGTGGACGCAACTGACCTGCAACGCGTTCGTAATCAGGTGAACGCACTGGCGTATAAGACTCAAGATCCGTATAAGAGAGCGGCCCTGTATGACGTCACTAAGGCCATTGATGCGTCTGTGGAAAAGAATAACCCTGAAGTATCCTCTGCATTGAACGAACTGAAGCCTAAATATCGAGCCCTGAAGACGCTTGATAACCTTGCTAAGAGCGGAGCTATTGATGCCAATGGCAACATCAGTCCTGCGCGAGTGGGGGAATACCTGAAAAACAAGAGAAATGATCCTGGGTACACGAAAGATGAATCTACGCATCCGCTAGAAGAATTGGGCCGTGTGGGGGAAGTATTCGGCATCCGTGGCATGAACGAAGCAAATGTAATTGGCGGCGGCTCCACTGCACGCGCCAAACCCGAAGACGTCGCCAGCCACACGGGTCGTATCCGCATGGCTATGGAGCACGCGCGTGAACTGCCCGGGGTGAAGCAGGCTCTGCAGACAGGGTACGAGAACAAGATCTACAGCATGACGGGCTATGGACTAACACAAGACGAATTGAAGGCTATCAACGCAACAATGAACACTATGCAGGCTGAGGAGAAGAAGCGTGAAGCTGCTAATCGTTGATACGGATAGCGTCGGGCTCAGCTTCGCGCTGCGTGCCACGGCCGCAGGCCATGAAGTGAAGTGGTTCATCAAGCAGAAGCCCGGCACGCACGCCGAGGTGGGGCAGGGCTTTAAGGGGATCACGAAGGTAGACAACTGGGTGAGCCACGCCGCGTGGGCTGACCTAATCATCTGCACGTCCAACGACGATTATCTGGAGAAGCTGGCATTGTTCAAGAAGCGGGGGTACCCCGTATTCGCCCCCAGCCCCGAGTCTGCGAAATTGGAAATCAGCCGCAAGGACGGGATGAAGATGCTGGAGTCCGTGGGCATTGAGTGCGCTCCGTATCAGACGTTTCCCAACATGCGTGCGGCGGAGCAGCACGTTCGCAAGACGGGCGAGCGCTATGTGTTCAAAACCCTGGGGGACAACGAAGACAAGAGTCTGACCTACGTCAGCAAGAACGCCGCAGACTTGATCGCATGGATTCAGAGGACGCCGCCGCCGAAGGGCGAGGTGATGCTGCAGACGTTCATTGAAGGAATTGAGATGGGCGTCAGCCGGTTCATGGGCAGTAAGTCGTGGGTCGGCCCGTGGAACGAGAGCTTTGAACACAAGAAACTGATGTCGGGCAACTACGGACCGAATACGGGAGAGATGGGCACTGTTGCGTATTTCACCGAAACGAGTAAACTGGGCCGTGAAACGCTGGGTAAGCTGGAAAAGGAGCTACTGTCTCGTGGTCATCTCGGGGACGTAGCACTAGGCTTCATTATCGATGACAAGGGCAAGCCATGGCCGACCGAATGGACTGTTCGGTTTGGCTGGCCGATCGCTAATATGATGCTGGGGGCCACTAAGGGCGATCCCGTCCAGTGGATGCGTGATGCGGTGGATGGCAAGGACACTACTACATTCAGCGAAGATATTGGCGTCTGTCTTGTTCTTGCTCACGCTGATTTTCCCCACGACAATGCTGCTGCTGATGCTGTGGTTGGAGTCCCGGTCTACGGCGTTACAAAGAGCAACCAGAAGCATCTCCACCCCCAGCAAATCATGATGAAGAAGCTCCCCTCCATGAAGGGGGAAAAGCTGGGAGAAGAGAATATGTGGGCTACAGCGGGCAGCTACGCCACGGTTATCACCGGATTTGGCGACAGCGTGCGGCAGGCCGCGACTCGCGCGTATAAGACCGCGAAAGAGCTGCATGTCGCTAACCCGATTCTCCGAGATGACATCGGTGAGACCCTGAAACAGCAGTTGCCCGAGCTACACAAGCTAGGGTATGCTTTGCACTGCAACTACTCGTAGCTATGACTGTATCTCTATCCTCACTCTACGGCGCGGGCGCTCAGCTCTTTGATAATAAGGGTGTCGTCCTCAGCGGGGGTAAGATCTATACCTACGCCGCTGGGAGCCTGACGCCGGCCGTCACGTGGAGCGATTCACTGGGTACGATTGCGAATAGCAACCCCATCATTCTGGACTCTGCTGGCCGCACCACGGTGCAGATCTATCTACTGAATAGCGTGGGGTACAAGTTCATTGTCACTGACTCTAATGGCAGCTCTATCGGTGTGCCGTGGGACAATATATTCAGCGTCGGCACGGGCGGAGGCGGAGGCGGATCGACCAACATCTGGACTGAGTCTGGATTGACGCCCACCTACGTCAGTGGAACGTCGTTTACCGTTCCGGGAAACCAGACTGCTCTGTTCATCACAGGTACTCGTGTAAAGACGATCAACACTGGAGGTACTGCGTATAGCACAGTCATCTCTAGTTCATTCTCCTCCAGCACGACGATTACTGTTGCGAATGACAGTGTTGCGTTGGACAGCGGGCTGAGCGATGTAGCTACGAGCTTCGTCGTTCCGTTGTCTATCACTTCTTCTGGTTCGTTTACCCCGACTATGAAGTCTGGCGGTGTGGTCCAGGCTACGAATATCTCTCTTGGGCGATATCTTCAGATTGGCAATTGCGTCACGGTTTCTATCCTCATTAGAAGTACCGGTGCGATGTCCAATTCCCAGCCGGTGACGATTGGAGGTCTTCCCATTCCGCCATCTAGTTCCGGTCCAGAATACATGCAGAACGTCGCGTTTGTTTACGGCAGTCAGCCCCCTAACGCCACTCGATACTATTCTTTGACTGGGGGTGGTCTTGGCAACGACCTTGTTCTGATGTACGGCATTGCGGGAGCACCCGCTGTAACAGATTCTGCTTACATACCTGCGTCAAGTTCCATACTGGCCTTTGCGGTTACTGGCACCTATTTCATATCATGAGCAACGACATCGACCCCGTGGAGTATGGCAAGCTTCTCGCGAAGGTCGAGAATCTGGAATCTTCTGTGGAAAAGCTCGCTAAGAAGATTGATGATCTCATGGAAGTAGCTAACAAGTCTAAGGGCGGACTGTGGGTACTGATGGCCGTGGGGGGCGCCGTGGGAGGCTTCCTCACCTGGATGGCTGAGCACTTCTTTGGAGGTAAATAATGTTTACTGCGATTATCGGTCTGCTGGGTGGCGCCACGGCGCGTCTCGTGCTGGGTCAGCTCTTTGATTTCGTCAACCGCTGGCAGGAGAGCAAGAACCAGATTGCCATGATGCAGGCGCAGGCGCAGATCGATGCTGCTAAGTCCCAGCAACAGATCAGTCTGCTTCAGTTGCAATCCAGCCTTGGGATCAAGGAGATTGAGGCGCAGGTAGACGCGCACTCAGCGGCGACGGACGATGACAGCTTCCTGCAAGCAGTGAAGAACACGGCCGTCACGGTCGGCGTTAAGTGGGTAGACGCGTGGAACAGCATGATCCGCCCCACGCTAGCAACTGTCTGTATCGGACTCTGGTGCTGGTCGCTATGGGAGCGTAAATTCGTCATGACCGACTGGGACCTCAATATGATCAGCACTGCTCTGGGCATCTTCATCGGTGGTCGTATCCATGCCACTGGACGCTGATGTAGTCCTGGATGGGATTACCCGGATTATTTCCACCCCTGGAGTTGAGGGGCTCGTGCTACGTCCCTACCTCGATTCAGTGGGCGTACCCACTATCGGTCGTGGCACGACTATTTACCCCAATGGTGTACGAGTTACACTCGCTGATCCCGCCATCACGGTACGAATCGCAGACATGTACGTGCGGGATCACCTTACCCGGCGCACGCTACCTGCTGTGCTGCGGCTGTGCCCCACGCTACAGACGACGCCCCATCTTATCGCCATCGGCGACTGGACGTACAATCTCGGCGAGAACAATCTCAAGAACAGTACGCTTAGACAAAAGATTCTGAAGAGAGACTGGGCCGCAGTACCCACCGAGATAGCTCGGTGGGTCTACGGCGGCGGGCGGGAGCTACCCGGACTGCGCCGCCGCCGCGCGCTGGAAATAGCCGCTTGGCAAGGGGCCTAGGACCGCTCTCGAAGGTCCTGCAGGCTGCGCCCAGCCCACCACACCCACAGTGCCACGCAGCACAGGTCGACGGCTACCTGCCACGTCCGGTCATTGGACAGGTCGTAGTACACGCACCAAGCGCAGAACAATAGACCGGCGATTTGGAACGCCAGCGCGCACCACGTGAATTGACGATTAGTCATCGGAACACCTTCGCTTTCACTAGTTGATAAAGACCATCACTGTTACGATCAATCTTAAGACCGCGGATCTTAGCATTCTTGCCCGCTTGCATGTCGTCCCACTTGTCGCCCACCATGGCAGACAGACGACTCTTCTCCAACTTCATGTCTCGCATCGCCTGCAGTAGCATCCCCGGTCTCGGCTTGCGACACTGACACAGATCCTCCGGCCGATGTGGGCAGTAGTAGATGCGGTCAATCTCCCCGCCCTGCTCCCACAGCAGCTCCTTCATCCGGCTGTTCTGAGCGTCGAACTCCTTGATCATGAGTTCTCCCCGACCAATCGCAGCTTGGTTGGTACAGATCACCAGCTCGTAGCCGAGAGATCTTAGTTTACTAAGAGCTTCTCCCACGCCGGGCAGCACGACAATCTCGTCCGCATGCTGCGGACGGCCAATGTCTTGAATGAGCGTGCCGTCACGGTCTAGGAAGATTGCTTTTGTGCGTTGCATCGCGCAATGATTTCTGAGGTTGAATACCCTTGCGTTCGCGGAATGCTGAGTACGGGGAACCCCGATTCGAGCATCCACTTGGCTTCCGGCCCATCTAGCCCGGCGTCGTCTCCCTTGACGTAGACCACGTTGCCCGCTCCTGGTGTGTAGGTGCGCCTCATCATCTTTAGAGGATCATCGCACACAGTGATAGTAACCGCATTGTGAAGGGGGGACAAGAATAGCTCCAGCGTGTCTTTTCGTACAGACTCGGAAAGTATGGGGCGTTCTACTCCCTTCAGACTCGAGACGGATTTATCGCTATTGACGTAGACATCAAGACAGTCTGAGCAGTCCATCTGCATCAACAGCGCCCGCAGAAACTTCATGTGCCCCAGATGCAGAATGTCAAAGCATCCGTTAGTGACATAGATCATCAATCACCTCGCAAATACTGTGGTACACGATTTGATGCAGCGTCTGCACCACGGCGGTCTCGGTGGCGGGCACACGCAGGCACAAGTCGGCCCACTCGGTAAGCTGTCCCCCGCCAGCGTTGGTCAGCCCCACGACGAAAATGTCTTTCTTCTTGGCCGCGTCCCGCGCGCGTAGCACGTTCTCACTCTGACCGCTGGTACTGATGCAAATCAGCACGTCACCCTCGCAGCCCAGCGCCTCTACCTGACGCTCGAAGATTTGTTCGAACCCTAGGTCGTTGCCCCCTGCGGTGAGAATGGACGTGTCTGTGGACAGTGCTAGCGCAGGTAGTGCGCGGCGGTCTTTCTTATACCGCACCACCAGTTCAGCCGCGAAGTGCTGAGCGTCTGCCGCGCTACCCCCATTGCCGCAGATCATGACCTTCTTGCCATTCTTCATGCGGTGGTACAGGAGCTGCGCCACGGTGGTGATGTCATGCCGTAGCGTGGTGCCCCGGCTGAGTTGGTCTACCGCGTACCTCGCGCGGATGATTGCGTCACCTACAATCTCTTCACACTTCACGCGCTCAGACTGGGACGGCAATCCGGAATTTTCTGCACTCATCAAGAGTCTCCTGTAGGGTGATGGGCCGAACACCTTCGTACTCGGTGCCCAGCCCGGCAATGACGTTGGCGATGGCTGCTGCGTGGGCCAGGGTGGCGCCCTTCACAGCCCAGAATACGGCCAGTGCTGCGATGACTTGATCCCCTGCACCTGTGGGGTCCACTGCGTCGCGCGGGATGCCTTTGATGTCTTTAAACCCGTGCGCGGGATCATACAAGGTCATGCCCTCGGCGCCCTTAGTGACTAGAACGCTGGCAATGATTTGGAAGTCAGTAACTGGCACCTCGTGTTTATTGGGCTTGATGACGCTAGCACCATCATACCTAGACCAGTCCTTCCCCTTTGGATCCACGATTATGGGAATCTTCAGATCCCTGGCGTGCTGTATGATCTTCTGCGGTCGGGCTAGTACGCCCTTGCCGTAATCGCTCAGCACTAGGCACTCCACCAGACCCGTGTCCAGCACAGAAATCACCTCTGTGTCAATCTCGTCCAGAATCTCATCTGGCTCCGGCGCGCGGTCAATGTCATACCGCATCAGCATCTGCTTGCCCAGCATGACGCGGGTCTTGCACGTAGTTTCGCCATCGCTGGCGTTCCACAGCACGTCGATGTCTTTGCACTCCTCCATCAACGACTGACTCGTGGGGTCTAGCCCGCATGTAGAAATCACCTGCACTTCCTCGCCCAGCGCCATGATGCACTTGGCGACGTTGAGACACCCCCCGGGCATGAACCGCATGGACTGGTGCGTGACTACTGGCGACCCAGGGGACTCCGGCGCATCTCGGACGGACTCTACGTGATCGTAGATGTCCAACATCGCATCTCCAACAACAAGGATCATTTTAGGTTCTCCAGCAGCGCGGCTGCCATACGAATCTCCTTGGCTGTCACGGCGCCCAGCGTGCCGATGTCGATGATGAAGTTGTCTGGGATCTTGTCGCTAAGGCTCGTGCGCAGCTTGGCGAGGGGCTTGAGCTGCTCGATCAACTGACGACGCTCGATCTCGTGCCGTTCGTTGCAGCCGCACATGGGGCACTCGTTCATTTGCATTTCTTTGCCACCTGTTGGTCGTACGCGCGCTGAGTCAGACCGCGCCAGCGTAGCTTTTGCGTGCCTGAGATAGAAAAGTCTACCGAAGCCAGTCGAGGAGTGTCGTTCTTCCACGACCAGCCTCGCTTGGTGGTCCACCGGCAGTAAGCTGGGCCAGACGGGTACGATCTCTGGTAGACGCCCTCTCTCACTGGGGCGTGTAGGCCGCTGATCCACCCCGTGACGTTCGTCACGGGATCATTACGCTTCTTGACCATCTTGCATCTCCTGATTCATTGACCGAATATCCCTACGCAGACGCTCAATGCGTCCAGCCAGCATCGTCTCCATGCTTGCGTAGTACTCCCTGTTCTTTGCGGCTGTGAGCCGGTCGGCTTTCGCGGCTTCCATGTCGCGCACGGCGATTTGCAGGGCGGTTGGCTTCAACCAAGTGATGATTTTCACTGTTGTACTTCTCGACGATAGGACACAACACCCCTTGGCGCTTGGCGTCGTCCATCGCCAAGTCGGGGCTCAGGGCCGTAACGAGCAGCACAGTGCGCCAACGAACACTGAAGTACTGCTGATTATCACGGTCAATCCACGGACCAAGCCACGCGGGCTTGAGGACTGCGTAAGTGTGCATGGCGTATTGTGTACCCGCGAATTATCGGGCGCAAGCTAGGACTTATTGATCTTCCATCCAGAACTTATCACAGCCAGGGCAGTGGCATTCGTACCAGTAGCAGTCTTGACTGGGATCGTAGTTACCCGTATTAGCTCTTGGGATCTTCTTGACTTTTTCGTGTTGACAAGTCATTTGAAGAATATCTTTACGATGCTGCCATTCTCTTATCTTCTTATTGATCTTGTCTGCTTCCCGACGAATTTCTTGTCTGGTCATTTTTCCACTGTCTTGATGTAGCCCGAAGTGGCTGTTTTGCGGGGGTGCTCCGGGTCTTGGTCTACGTAGCCATGCCCTGGCTCCGCCGGGTCCGGCACGGGGTCTTTCGATTGGCCGCAGGTACTGTGGTGCTGCCACACTGGGTCCAAGTTACTGCGCGGTAAGCGGTATGCTTTTCTACACTTCTTGCACTGATAGAGATCAGTGCCGTCCCCGTAGTATCCTTCTACAGTAAAGGTAGAAGGATACTCTACCGTCGCCCCCGTCTTAAGACTCTGCTCGTCCTTCACAATAGCCGGGTACATCTTGTCGTAGATCTCCAGATACTTCTCTATGAAGTGCTTGGCTTTCTCCAGATCTTGCTTGCCGTTCTTCTTACGACAACGAGTGACGTACTTCGTAATCTGTCCTTGGAAGTAATCAAGATCATTGTCCACGACGTAATCCCAGTGCTGAGTCTTGCCAGCGTAGTGGCTACCTCCAACTTGGGATTCATTGGCCTTTGACATCATCTCTCCTTTTGCACCAGTCGTGGAACGCGAGCTTCCAATCGCACCATTCAATCCCGGCCAACGTATAGGGCTTCCCAGCCTTTCGTTCAAGATACGCGCGCTTAAGGGGATCTGCAATGTTCCTAATGAAACGTGTTGCGTAGACGTTGCCTTCTTCCTTAAAATTCCAGGTAAGCTCCTGACAATCAGCCAGGAAATCGGTATAGATCTCATCGTCAGCAATCAGTGGAATGTGAAGATCTTTGGTCGTGCGATATGAATCCTCCGCATAAGTGGGCGGCGTGTTGAGGAACTCAGCCACCATAGGCACGTCGGTGTAGAGGTGGAAGTTGTTGCTGAACTGCCGATACACTCCCATGGGTACGCCGACTGCGCGAGCGATGAACTCCTGGAGAATGCTGAAGTGCACAACGTTGGCCCCGTAGGCGCCCCATAGCATGTCGTTACTGCGGCAGCACACAGTCATATTCAGCTTGCCACCACGACAGTCCAGATACAGATGGGTGTTGCAGGGACGGTCTTTCCACTGAGTAGTCGTCAAATCCCATTCTGGATTCCACATGGAAATGACGACTTGGCGGCTGTTCCTGTTGGCGCGCAGTTGAGAAATAGACTCTTCAATCTGATTGAATCCGTGGTCTCCCCAGTAGATCCAGCGCGCGCCGTAAGCGCCGTGCATGTCTAGATCTTCTGTGTATTCAACGATGCGTGGGTTGAATGGGATCAGGGGCGTGACGTCCGTGCTGCCTGTAAGCATCCACAGTGCTTCCAGCAGATGGAACACGTGATTACAGTCCCTGCGCGGTTCGAACAGCACGCGCTCCCAGGGATTCTCATACTCCGTGATGACTGGACCGGGGGCTACGAGCACCGGGCCGTTGCGAGATTCCTCCCGGACGCCGGCAGTCCGTAGCCACCACAGCCCGCTCAGAAACGCCTCGTTAACGTTCCGTTCTCTGATTACGTGCGTCATTCGTACGCTCCAGCAAATTCTCCGTGAAGTTCTCTGATCAATTTATCCCTCACTTCTATGGCTTCCTCTAGTGTATGGCATCGAATTCTAGTGCGGTAGTCTTTCTTCTGAACTTGAACAACGAACCAGCCATCCTTGTCCTGATGAATATTGCGGTGACCGGATGTGTTATTTGACTGACGATTCTTATTCATGCAGTTTTGAGATCTGGTGGTGATCCTAAGATTACAGAATCTGTCATCTAGAGGATTACGATTGATATGATCTATATCGTACCCCTTCGGCGGAAATGATCCTGTCTCCGCCAACCATACAAGGTACGACCTCGCGTAGCCTCTATTCCCAAGCCTGATGGTGCATCGACCAGTTGTCGTGCATCCAGCCTCCATTCCAGTCCAGCCAGTTCTACTACTTCTAATAAAGAAGAATCTTCCATTCTCTCGGTCGTACCAGAGATTTTTAAGCAGCTCCCTTGAATTTATTGCGGCGGTGACCATTGAAATCCCTTGAAATCTTCGCGTATTTTGAGTACTCACAGAGACAGGATTGAAAGTCCTGCATGTGAAGATCACCAATCTCTCTCAACAGCGCTGGCATCACCTCTTCGTAGCATATTTTGATGAACTTCTGGTAATTGTGAGGCTTAATGGATCCTTCCGGCGCTCCGTGGAAGTACCAGTTCAACCCTCGCAAGCTGCCCGGCCCCGGTGTGCTCCACGTCTGCCAGTCCGGCGCGTCGTACAGCGGGTGAGCGTAGGTATTCTTCATGTCCGCAATCACTTGCCCGGCGAGGAAGCTACCCAGACCATCGATCTTCGTAAGATCTCGGTAGCACTCAACAAGAGAATTGTAACTGGGCTCTGTCACCTTTCCGACAAGATCAAACACATAGTCTACCTTGTCCATCTTCTTACCGCAGGTAGACACAGTGTACGCACTAGTGAAGATTTTGTTCCCCGCGTCTCGATAGCCCTTCATCATAGAGCGGGCTGCACCCCATTCTCGTAAATTGACGTCTTTCTCAATAATCTCCAGGCTCTCTGGCAGGTTGAATAGGCGACCCAACACAAACTTCTTTGCAGAGTCTAGTCGTCCGTTCCATTTCGTGCGGAACCACTTGGTCACCTTGTCGTCTTCACGACGGACGTTGCAGAACCGAGTGGTTTGGAACACCGGGTCAATTGACCAGGGGGGCGGGGCTCCTGCTTCCTTCAACTTCCGGATACGCTCCCGCTCCCGGATCCAATACTGCATCTCACTTGTCAAGTTCGGCATGTAACCTCGTTACTTGTTTGGTCAATTCTGATTCGAAGTCCTCTACCCACAGAGATTGCTGAGCGGCAATCTCAGACCTCTTTCCCATCAATTCTGCGCGATTTTCCTTCGTTAGGACGTACTGGCTTACGTCGTATCCGTACTGACTCAGGGTCTTGACAGACCCAGGCGTAAAACACATGGGCAGACCCGCACTCAGCATCTCGTAGAACCGTGTGGCGGGGCAGTGGTTGGCATCCGCGCTCCTGTCGTCCTGGCAGTAGATTCCCATGCCATGCATGCTCAGCTCTTGTACGAGCAACGTGCGGATGGGGTCTACCAGATTCACGCCCGGCATCTCAAGGAACTTGAGACTCGTGCTGCTGACCGTGACGGTGCCCGCCTCTCGCAGCATGTAACGGAATTCCTGCTCCCTGCGCTGACGGTACGCGCCATAGTAGAAGAAATCGCTACCGCACCACGTACTGCGGCGCGCGTGCTTGTCGTAGCCCAGCACGTTCCAGTTCACCTGCGCCGAGTGAGCGGTCTTAGTCGCGTTTTCACCACACGTAGTCCAGTAATGCGGTATGAGAGAGCGCATCGCAAACGCCTTGCGGAAAGGCGACTCTGCAGCACTGTTGGATTTTGGCGGGGGTAGCGTGTAGTCGTTCTGTATCCAAACGACATTGCGCGAAGTCCGCACGAATTCAGCCAACTCCGGGAGATACTTACAATAGAGAGTGCTGCCATTGACGATCAACAGGTTGTCTACGTGTGATTCTTTGAGAGCAAGATCTTCGCTATCGTAGAGAGGAGCCCTAAGCGTGGAGGCCAGCCACGTCGCTAGCCTAGTGGACGCGATGGTGCTGGTGCGTCGCACAGGCAGCATACTACACACGACGGTTCTAGTCACGTGAATTGTGTCCTCGAAATGATCTCTCGCTCCTTAGGAGCGAGAGATGCCAGAACAAAATCAGCCTTAGCCGATCACTTCTTCTGCCACTGCTTGCTCCGTCGGAACAGCAGTCTCCTTCTTCACGCGGGCCTTCCGTTCCTTGCGCGGCGCGTCGGCGGAGAGCGTGACGCCCTCAATGCTCACGTAGCCGCTGCGCAGATCCCACAGCAGGTCGCCCTTGGTGCCCCCCGCAGCGAGGAACTTGCCCACGGTGGGACTGCCGAAGTACGCCGAAAACCGCTGATGCGTGGCCTTGTTGGCGCTACGTGGGTTGTGGGTGATGTGCCAGGTCAGCTCACTCTCGGGGGTGTAGGTGCCGAGCACTGCCAGCTTCTTGTCGTGCTTGAGCTTCATTTCGCCGCTAGTCACGGCTTCCTTCTTCCTTGCCATACGATTCCTATAAAATTGATTAAAAGATGATCTTAGAGAACCAGCCCCGTCCGCCGGACTAAGGGCCTTATCTCTTCAACCCAACGCCTGTAGTATAACAGAAAGATAACCCTATTGGCGGATACTTTGTAACAGAGCCATAAAGTCGTTCATGTCTGCTCCTTTCTTCCCCAGCACTAGGGGCATCCGCTCATCCAGCGTGCCTCGGGCCAGAATGCGGTGGACTATCACCCTACGACTCCGCTGCCCCTGGCGATAAACGCGATCAATAGTCTGTAGATAATGCTCGAGGTTCCAAGGCAGGCCATACCATACAACGTGATAGCAGTTACCCTGGAGATTAAGCCCAAGGCTGATAGTCTCCGGATGTCCCAGCAGATTAGGACAAAGACCAGAGTTAAACTGATTGATAAGCACGGCATCCTTCGCGTCACTCCCCTGACCGATGCACGGAATCTTCAGACGTTCCTGGATCATTTCTCGATCAAACTGGAACGTGTACGGGATTAGAAGAGACTGACCCTGCATCTCGTCAATCAGGTTCTCCAATTCGTCGAGCTTGGCGGTGTGGAGCTTGACGTACTCCTTCTCTGATCCCGTATACAGCGCGCCGTTCGCGATCTGTCGGCACTTGCTGCTCGCCACTGCCGTATTCGCGGCGATAACCATCTTGTTCTCTACGAGAGCAAGAAGTTCCTTCTCCATGACCTTGTACTGCGCCATCACCTCCGGCGGGAGGTCGACGTACCGATCATCGAAGATAAGCTCCGGCATCTGTAGCCAATCTTCTCGTCGCATCCGTAGAACGAGGGGGGCAATTTTCTCGGCGATACGGTCACGCGCAGTGTCTGTGGGGTGCCACACGCCCTTGATATACGGATCTGGCGTGAAGTATTTGTTGCGATAGTGCGTGACATACTGCCCCAGCGACGCGCCTTCGTCCAAGATATAGATCTGTCCGAAGAGATCATGAAGGCCGTTTGGACTGATCGTACCAGTGAGAATATATCGTCTTCGGAACGCGGCGACGAATTGACGAAGAACTGCAAAACGGTTCGTGCCCGTGTGTTTAAACTTGGTACTCTCGTCCACCACGAGCATGTCGTACGTGTCCTTGACGTGGCGTAGACGTTCTTCGGAGACCTGGACTTTACCACCCTTTTTGATCGCATTTTTGCCACTCCACGTCGCTCCAATCAGCCAATTCAGTCCCTCAGGATTGATGACGTGGATCAGAGAATCGTCGTTCAGACGCTCTTCTTTCTTAGGCCCGTGCAAGACGGATACCGTCAAGTCCTTGAACTGCTCCCACTCGTTCTTCTGCGTGGGCCAGACGTTGTGCGCCACCTTCAGCGGTGCGACGACTAGAACTTTCTTCACGTAACCAAGCTCCTTGAGGATCTTGATCACCGCGTACATGATCGTCGTCTTGCCTAGCCCGGGGTCAAGTAGAAGTCCCGCGCAGGCTTGGTGCAGGCACACTTCAATGCCCCGCTCTTGGTAAGGTCGTGGCATCCATGTGGGAGGTTGAGCACTGAACACAGCCATGTTTTCGCCAATTCTACGTCGTCAGTCCAATAGGTGGGAATACTCTGTCGAGCCAGCTCAGCCAGCCGCGCGTATTGCAGAGGTCTTGGAACCTCCCCGGGTCGCTTAAACTCAATCAGTGCCGTTCGGCCCTGATAGAAAAAGATCCGGTCAGGCCAACCCGTAGAGCCCACTGGTGTGAATTTCAAGCAGAGGATTCCGCAGCTTGTCGCCCATTTCACCACCGGGCGTTCCACGTTCGCTTCTATCATCGCTCTTCCACTTCAAATAATTGCGGATGTAGAGCACGGTCAGCACACCGTTCATGGGCAGCAGACCCCAGCTAGCGCTGGCCCACACCCACACGAGCCACAGCCCCTGCCCACTGAGTTTTATCTGCCAAGATCTTACGGACTTATCCCCCGCCAGCCACGTCGCGTAAATCGTAATAGCGCTCAGCAGCCAGGGTAGATAGTGAGAAATCGCTAGCCTCCAAATTGGCATGGCCCACCCTTAGCCTTCGCGTAGTCACAGAAACGGCATTCAAATGCAGGTCTCGGCGCGCAAATTTCATCTTTCTGCATCATGATGATTCGCCCCTCCCACAGCTCCTTCAGCGTGCGGAAACCGGCGATGCTCTTCAGCGTGGTGCGCGCGGGGGGTGCAGTGCCCTCCAGGTAGTACGTCGTAACCTGCACCTCATCCGCGTGCCAGTGCCGCATGCCAAACATTGCGTACAGTTTGCGTTGGTCAGCGTGGGAGTCCTTAGGAGTTCCGCTCTTCCACTCACCCACATGAAGAAGTCCATACGATGTAGCGTGAGGTTTGAGATAGCGCACGGCGTCCAGCACCGCGACGCACGCCGCAAAGGGACTCCGCGCATCGCTTACCTGCCAGTCGCTATCGAAGGCGAGCTTCTTTTCAGCGTATACATCACCGTTCGGATGATACCGGTACTCGTTGAGCATTGGGATGTACTGCGGGTCAATGATTGCTGGCTTCTTGTCTCCGAAGCGTAGTGCGGGGTCTGGGTCAAGACTATTGATCTTCTTGGTGATGTACTTGTCAACGCGTGAATGAAGTTCTGTTCCTCTAGCAGCGGCTGGCCCAGAAGGAGATCTGGGCAGCTTCATAATAGATTGAAATTTCCACTTTTGAGGGCACTTAGAATACGTTTCGTACTGACTAAAAGACCACTTAAACGGAGGAGCTGGTTCCCCCAGGGAGTTGAGAAGAGGCTCAGTCATTTCTATTGATGCCCTTAATTATTGGATTCGTTGCCCACACGATGACAAGGCACGACGCGCGGATTCCAGCTAGGAATCCGAGAATGAATTCAATCATGCCGGTTCATACCTTTCTATCTCAGACCAATTCTGGCCTGCAAATCCTTCACTACGGAAGGGGACATCAAAGCGGTCTGCGTCCATAGCTTCTCGCAGTCGTTTCATGGCTGGGTCACTATCTTCCTCGGGCGCAGTGATGTTGTTCTCGTCGTGCACAGCAGCCTGAAGTTCATCCGTAGGTTTACGATGATTGTAGTGCCAATCCACGATAGACTCCTTAGTCTGATCCGCAGCTGATCCCTGGATCAGATAGTTGAGGAGCTTATAGCTCAGGTCACGTTCATGATTAGGCTCACGGAAATACACACGACCACCCCAAGTCCGTATAAAACCGCCACTAGTTCCACGCCGTCTAGTGACGCCACCCAGCTCGCGCACTTCCGGAAGAACCGAATAATAGGCATCCCTAAACTCCTTTCCTTCAATCTCAGATACGCCCAGCGCCGCGCTAAGATTGGGCACCCCGCGCCCATACATGATGCCGAATGCTATAATCTTCAAGAACTTACGCGGCAGGTCAATGCCCAGCATGTCCTTGAGCATGTCTTGCACCATCTTGTGGGGGTCCACGTCGGGGTTAGCGCGATACGCTTCGTACAGCTTACCCTCGGCGAAGTGGGCCAAGATCCGCATCTCTTGCGCGCTGAAGTCGCGCTTCAGCCAGATTCGGCCCCGCCCCGCTATCAGGTACATCCGCATATGGATCACATACGGCATGCCTGGGAAGTGCTCGTCAAAGAACGTCTTAATGATAGCCGGGATGATCAGGTGTTCGAAGTCATTTGGGACGTTTTGGAGATTGGGGTCACGGCACGACATACGACCAGTCCGTGTTCCGGATATGTCCCCGCCATCTCCACGATCACCACGTATCTGATTCCATTGTGGATGTAATCGTCCCCCTTCCGCAGCGGCCTGCCGGAGCCATGGGTAGACGAAAGTACTAAGACAGGTAGTGAGAACCCCATGATACGCCAAATGCTCCAGTAGTTCAGGATCTTTTACGCGACCCTGAAGGTTTTTACGAGATGTTGACCGCTTGCCAGTCGCGGTCAACACCCACTCGGTCACTAGACCTGCCTGTTCTAGCTTTTCAGCTAGAACAGCGTCCTTAGACAGTTCGAACTCCCCCAGTCGGGAGAAGATGTATTGCTCGCTAATCTTGCGCGCAGCCTCGTACACCTCAGCGTCCCGGGCTAGCCGCTCCACGTCCACCAGCATGCCCCGCTCGCTTGACTCCATCAGCACGGGCATCAGCAACTGCTCGCGCTGGTAGGCGTCCTCCATACCCATCTCTATGATCTTGGGGTGGAGATGAGTGTGCAGGGCATAAGTACGGTCGGTATCCCCGCATGCGTACTTGCCGACAAGGTCACCGGGGGCACGACAGATGTAAGCACCCCAATCACTAGCTTTGGCCTCGGGTACGTTTTGTAGTACCCAATCTTTGACAGCGTCTTGTTCATCGGGCGGGAGACCCAGAATTCGGTGCGCAGAGGGCTTGAGGCCAAATGATGGGGCGTAGGGATCAGCCAGAAAGATGTCGTACTGTGAATCGTGGGTATGAATGGGATTGGGCTGAGTGTAGCCGAAATATCGTTTAAGAATCGCAGATTCGAAAGGGGAATTATGAGCGAGCCACTCATCTGACGTAACGGCTCCCAACACTCGAGGTCTTGCATCTTCCCAAGAGCAATTGTTCCCCGTGGGGTGAGCCCACGATAAGTATTCTGATGGCGCAGAACCAATCTTAATTGACGCGCCCACAGGTCTGGGGGGATTGTAAATTGGGTTACCACAAATTCCCTCGGTCTCGAAATCGAGAGTATTCACTGATTTGCGCCTCAGAAGAAAAGCGCCCCGAGCGGCAACTGCGAAGTCAACAACGCCCGGGGCAAACGCGCTTCACAGCGCGGGAGGAGACAACCTTAGAACTTGGTCTTGCGTTCTGTCTCCCTAGGAGACGGAACATTCGACGCGACGTCGTCGTAACCCTGCATTCCGAGACGTTCCGCCTCGGGAATCCGCTTCTCGATCGCGTCGAGAATTTCCATGCTGGGCACCACGTTCAGCGGCGTGAAATTCACCTTGAACTGCGTCTTCGCGTCGGGGGTTACCTTGATGTTCGTAACCGCCGCGTAGGGCGGCACGTTCGCCACTGCGGCCAGCGAGTTGACGAAGTTGCTGTAGTTCTTGCCGCTCGTCACGGGCAGATCCATGATGGCTAGCTCAGCTGCCATCACCGCCGCTGCGGGATCAGCGTCCTGCAGCACAGTCGCAGGAATCAGCACCAACCGACGAGACTCCTTGCACGCCTTGCCCTTCAGGGTGTTGGGGTCACTCTTCCACTCAGACTTGGGGCAGCCTTTGCATGTGGAGTGCGGAGGATCCGTTACCACCTTGTCCGGTACCATGTCCTCCCCCGACAGCGACATGCTGAAGCAGTTGGGATTGACGATGTTGTTGGGATCGTACCGCCCCGCGTACCACGTATTGCGATGCACTGCGGTCAGTACGATCACCTCCACCTCGTTGTTCGGAATGGGGTTACCTCCGTAGGAGAGAACCCCAGACTTGAGCCCGAACTTGCTGACGCTGGGCCGCTCAGCGGCGGCAACATTCTGCGCTTTGGCCGCTAGGCGGGCCAGTACGTCAGACGGCAGGGCGAGCCCGTTCGACTGGGCTGCGACAACTTCATTTTGCTTGGCTACCATGTAAACCCCTACAACTTACTCTTACCTAGTTTGAACACCGGGAACGTACCCACCCCCGGAACTTGCACGCCGGCTAGCCAGCGCTCCTTAATCGCAGACGTGCTCAAGCGCCGCTGCATCAAGCTCATATCGTTCTCTTTGAGAACGTGAGCATAGAATTCTTCCCAGTCCGTCACTACGGGTTCATCGTGAACCGACAGAGTCAGGGACGCTGTCTGTCCGCCAATCACCGTAAGATTCTCTTCGCGCATCTCCGCGATCAGTTGGGCGAAAAGAGAAGACTCTCGGTCTTTAAGACGTTGAGCCTCCTTGTCCGCAGCGAGCCGCGCCTCACGCGCGTGCCAGTACTGATCTGCTAGAGCGCCCAGTTCCTTAGGTGTCAATTCAATTCCTCAGCTATGATTGCTAAGCTCGGCGTAATGGAGATGTTGCCCCGGTCGTCGGTTCCTAGAGAGTCATATCGGCTCATTAGGAATTCCACCAAGTTCGGACCAACTGATCTGTAGTCTCCATCTACCACCCGGATGTCGTCGTACTCCACCACGCCGAACGGGTTCTTGGTGTACTTGACGCGGAAGTCCGTCCCGGACTTAGGGTCTGTGTAGATTTGTTCTAGCATCTTGTGGAGTGTGTATTGTACCGCGCTGAATAGCGCGGTACAAGCACTGTTACCCTAGTCGCCATACGCCTGGCGGCGAGTCCAGATGCGCAGGTTGTAGAGGATGTCGTTGTACGACGGGCCGTTCATGTACTTCTGCGGATCTTTGTCCAACTGCTGCATGCGGATGCGATATGTCACTTCGTTGCGAACCAACATGAGCCCGCAGTACACCAGAACGAGAGCGCATGAGATCAAGACTATCACTACGAACAGATCTAGCACTTTTCCAGCTCCTTCTCGGTTGTGACGACGTCGTCCTCTTGTGGCGGTTGGATGGGCTCCAGACTACGATCCCGCGCGTATCCCTTCTGGCCGGGGCTGCATGTGACCCTGGCTAGGCCCCGTTAGAATCTTGCAGATATCACCCACCTTGCAGCGCGGCATCACGCACCTCCTCATCCTGCTTCTTCTCCACGAGCGGTCGGAGGAACTGGTCCTCGATCTGGATCTCCTGGCCCGCCGGAATTTCGTAGAAATTCCAGGTCTTGCCCTAGCACTGAACTGTAACAAGCCCCTTGTGCCTGCGCCGGACTCAGGCGTACACTGGCAGGCCCAACGTAAAGCGCCCAACATGCTGACATATGCAGAGTTGACGCTGGAAGTTCCAAGTCATAACCACGACTTGATGTTTCCAGGTCTAGACAAGGTGTGGCGATATCTAGAAAAGCGGGGGATCAGTGAATACACAGCCAATCAATGCGGGCTGCTCATCGTTAGAGCGTCTGAACTGATCTCGGCTAGCCGGGCTGTCGGGCGTACTGCGAACACAGACGCCCGAGCAGCCATTGTATTCCCCCACTATGGATTCGCCACGAATTCCCCCATTGACTGGTGGTCTGCACGTCTCGTAGAGACTGCAGATCCCAAACCAAGTCTGGTCAAGTCCTTCGCGGATCTGACGACGAAGAAGCCATTGGGCAAGATGTTCTGCCCACCGAGCGAGCCACCCCACGCCTACGCGCCGCCGATACTGGACTGGCAGAACATACCGCGTGGGTCTAAGGTCTTCATTCATGAATCGTGTATAAAGAGCATTAACGGCGCTCTACTCCACGAATACTCACTCGGCCTCAACGGCGTGTGGGGCTGGCTGAGTAAGAAACACAGCATCACGTTGGTAGAAGAGATCAAGAGCCTGCCGTGGAAGGCGCTGGACTTACGTCCAGTGATTCTCTTCGACTCCAACATCCACGACAACTGGGATGTGCAGCACGCGGCTGCGGCACTGGGGGCCAAGCTGTACAGCATCACCGGCCAACGCCCAGAGATCTTGAAGCTGCCCAAGACTGCAGATGGGGAGGATCAGGGGTTTGACGACTTTGTCCAGCTCGTGGGACAGGATGTCGCTAAGGAATTCCTGAACTCTAAAGCTGAACCCGTCGCGATTAGTGAAGTGGACGTATTCAAGGCCCAGCTCAATAACGAGGTCTGCGTCGTGCGCAGCATGGGCAAAATCGTAGAGCAGAAGACAGGTGTGATCATGAACCTGAGCACGTTTGCTGAAGTGAACTACGCGCACTACACAGCCATCGTGGAGGACGACAAGGGCAGACCTCACAAAATGAACGTGCCCAAGATGTGGATGACTGACCCCACGCGTATTGAGGTCGCTCGGCTTGAATATAATCCTGGAGAAGGTCTATTGAACAACGACAGTTTGAATTTGTGGCGCGGCATGGGTGCAGACCCCGAGCCGGGAGAAGTCGGCCCTTGGATGGACTTGCTGACAAATAACGTAGAGGACGACTTTCTTAAAGAATGGTTGATCAGATGGTTAGCCTACCCACTACAGAATCCAGGCGCAAAGCTCAACACACTGATTCTATTGGTAGGGCCGAGCGGCACAGGTAAAGATCTATTTCTGCGTCCCATTCACCGTATCTACGGACAGAATGCGATTAAGATTGGCAACAATGAAATTCGCAGCCAATTCACGTCTTTGTGGGCGAACAAGCAGTTTCTACATCTAGACGAACTGACTCGTAGTCGGTCAGACGCAGACTTGATCAACAACAAGTTGAAGGGGCTGTGCACCGACGAGAACGTCACAGTCAACCAGAAGGGACAGCCGGAGTACAAAATCCGTAATCGGATCAACATCGGCATCACGTCCAACTATCTGGATTGCGTGAAGCTCGACGTAGACGACCGACGCAGCGGCGTGGTGATGTGGAAGCCCGTGGCCCCGCAATTTGACCACCGAGGAGACGAGCCCTACTGGCAGCGCTACGTGCAGTGGTGCGACAACGGTGGGGCTGAAGCGTTGTATGATTTCTTGCTCACGTACGACGTGGGCAATTTCAACCCCATGGCCTGGGCGCCGGGTAGCGAGGCGAAGGAGCTGGTTAAGGAATCCGGCATGAGTCCGCTGGAAGCGTGGTGCCGAGACTTGTTCAACACGCCGGACGAGGTGCTCCCACTCGTTGCTGAGGGCAAGTCACTGTGGACTAGCAAGGAACTTGCCGTGTTATTCTACGGGTGCCCGGAGGATCAGCTGCGCAAGTCACAGATTGACGCTGTGGGCGTTGAGCTACGAGCCATCGGCTTCCAACGCGCTAACGACGGCAAGGTGGTGCGTACCCGTGACGGTCGCATTGACCGTTATTGGGTCGTACGCAATCGCACCCAGGTGTGGGACGCGGGGGCCGCTAGCGCCAGCCTAAACGCGCGGCTACCGGGCCAGTCGAAGGGCTAATGGGAGCAAAAATAAGGGGCCGCCAGTATGTAGGTACTGGCGGCCCCTTATGCGTGCTCGAAACGCTGTTGGCTACTTGAACGTCCAGTTCAGCGCGGGGAAGATGCGTGGCGCAAACCACCCCCACAGACCGGCCATCCCCCAGATGATCCACACAGGGGCTGTGCCCCCCGTGGCGAGGTAGAACATGCCGTCCAGCAGCAAAATCAGCGTCGCCGCCACGGCGAAGACAACCAGGAGCTTCTGCCAATTTTTCACAGCAGATCCTTCGGATTGAGCCCGCTGCCCTCGTCCGTCACACGCAGCACATGCACTCCGTCCAACTGACGCGCGCAGATCACGGAATCCTTACCCCAGTGATTGACACACCAGCTATAGAGACTGGAATGCAGGCTAGCGTGCTCCTTCGTGGTCTTGAAGGGGCCGTAGGGCACCACGCGCTCCTCCCCGGCAGTCATGCCGTCGATCACCGGGATGTAGATCGCAGCCATGAGCCCACGATTCTGCACCCGGCGCACGGGGAGTCCCGTGCGGTTGCTGACCTTTTCGGGCTTCACTGTCGCGACCAGCTCCCCATGTTCGGTGCCGTCTTCCTCGATCACCTTGAACTTGGCGCCCGCCGCACGGAGGAAGGACAGCGCCTTGACGATCGCCGTCTTCTTGAGGTCGGTGGTCACAGCACGAACTCCCCCAGGACGGTGTTGAACGGCATGCCGTCCTTGTCCATCATCATGCGGTCTTGCTGCTCACGGCGATTCCTCACGCTATGCACGGAGAACCCGTTGCTGCAGGAACCGTCGGCGTGCAGGTACTTGACTTGGGTGTGGCCCTTGTCATCGTTCGACGCGCCGTTGAAGTCCGTGTAGTAGAACCCCGGCTTGGTGATCTTCTCGGGGCCGCAGGGATACTGCGGCTTGGTGCGCAGCATCTCCATCAGCTCCTTCACACTGCCGGTGAACTTGTTCAGTTCCCCGCACGAGATGGAGAGCTTCTGGATCACCTTACCCGGGCTGTTGCTGACGAGTCGGGCCTTGAGCGGCAGACCACAGCCGCAGGTCAGCACGCTGGTGGGACTGCACCCGTTGTGCCAGTACACGCCATCGTACCAGCGGACCTTGATCGTGCCATACGGGTTGCCGTCGTACTCGCGCTGCGTCAGGTACAGGCCCTCGGTCAGCTGCTCCTCGGGCTGCGGATCGTTGGGCACGTCCTCTTCCGGCTCGGGTTCCGGGATCTTGTCGATCTCCTTCATGTCGGGCACGTAGGCCAGCATCCCGTTGCGCTGGCGATGGAACCCCGGAGTCTTGAAGATCTCCACTCCGGCGTCGTCCAGACCGACGCAGTCTGGATCCGACTTCACCAGATACTTGTCCAGCGTAACACGCCGGATGGGGCGATCGAATCCGCACACCAGTGGATCCAGATCGTCCAAGTTGCCATTGCGATTCATCTCTATCTCCTATGAAACTGACCTGGAGCGCAGGTCTACGCTTCCTCAGCGAGGAGGATCTCGATGTACGGCGTCAGGCCCATGCCGTGGATGGCGCCGCCCAGTCCTTCCACGGTCCAGCTCACCAGCTCGTAGTGGATGTGACCGGCGCTCTTCATCACCACGACGCCCACGGCCATCACGCACAGGCCCGCCACCATACGGTGGCTCTGCTTGTGCTGATGGCCCAGCGTCGCGCGGCAGATGTAGCCGGGCAGATTGATGATACGGCTGATGCGAATGATGCGCTGCTTCACCACTTTGGTCTTCCTTTATGGGGCCTGTAGCCCCATTGTAGGCCAGGAAGTATCTACGCGCCAGCACTGAATTGTTAGTGCAGCGTGCCCTTGTCCTCCTTGGAAATGATTCCCATATCGCGGAGGGCTTGCAGCGCGTCGGGGAACGTCTCGTCAGCATGAGCGCGGGTGTTCACCTCGTTCATCCGTGCGTTCCACTCAGCCATGGACTGCGGGCCGTTGGTGCCGAACACTTCTTCCGGGTTCGCCAGTCCCAGCTCCTTCATCTCGGCCATCACGTCCGCGCGGCGTTCGAGGAGAGCGTTGAGGTAGCTGTACGCCTCGGCCTTGCCCGCAGCCACGTCCTTGTACTCCTTGCCAGCCAGCTGGGTGAAGCCCGCGTTCTTCTTCGCCGTTTCCAGCATCTCGGCCAGCGACACCGCCGCGTCGAACTCCCAGCGGTTGACGCCGTCCAGATCCGCGCTGGCGTAGGCGAGGTTGTGCGCGCCGTTGACCTTGATCGGTCCTTCCGAGTGGAGGTAGAGCTTGGGCGCCAGCCGCACCACCCAGCAGTACACCTCGCGACTGCGACCGGCGTTCTTGGGATCGTCCTTGTCCCAGGCGTTGTACGGGTCGCGCTCGCTGGCGATCTCCGTGTCCAAGAACGCCATCTCCTTGGTCAGCATCGCCAACTGCAGGAATCCGCTGAGCTTGGTCAGCTGCTTGAGGTTGTTCAAGAGATTCGACATGATGTAATCTCCGTTGTGAATGAGAAAAGGAGCGCCGCTCTCCCGAGTGGCGCTCCCACTAGGCACTACGTGCCGCCGAGAATCAGGCCGCCGACTTGCCGAACAGCTGCTGCACGCGCGGGTCGTCGTCGCCCACGCCGCTGGGGTCGCCGTCGGTGTAGCGGTCGTCGGTGTCGAGCACGTCGCGTTCCTGCACCAGCGCGTCGGCGTAGGTCATGGAGCGCAGGCCGAAGCTGTCGACGTCTTCTTGCTCGAGACCGTCCTTCATCATGTCAGCGGTCACGTCGTCCTGCACCGCCTGGATCACGCCGCTGTCCCAGCGGGACGCTTCCTCCAGCGTGTAGGCCGGTCCGTACTTGTCCTGGCCGCCGTTGGCGTTCAGGCGGATGTAGAAGCCCGGGCCGTCGGCCCAGATCACGCTGTCGGCAGCGGCGTCGGGCGTGAGGTTGTTCACCTGGTTCTGGCGGGTGCCCGCCGTGGTGGCGAGGGCGAGGGCGGCAGCGGCGCCCAGGGGCAGGGCGTCGATGGTCTTGTGCTTGTGGATCTTTGCCAAGATTGGCTCCTTCAGTTGGGTTGCTGCCTACACACTAGGCAGTGGGGTTACTGTAAGGCCGGAATTTTGTCCGGTGGCACGGAATAGTAAGTGGATGCTACTCAGTAATCCCCCGGCGCGACCTGATTGCACTGAATCCCCTGCGACCGCCACATGTGAACGACGCGCGTGCGATCGTCGAACGTGCAGACGAGCCGTGAACGATCTGCCGCAGGCAGATCATTTAGCCATCCCTTCTTCAGCGTCGTGTCCACGACATGATAGCCCTTGGGTCGCATGAGCAGATTCTTGTGCGTGGGGTTGAACTCCGTGTGCTTCTTGAGCCACGCAATCGTGCTGTCGCGCTCTTCCTCTCCGCGCCCGGACCAGATGCGGACTTCCGAACCGGAGGTGAGGAGCGCGTTCATCGTCTTGATCACGGGCTCGATCGGCGTGTCCTGCGGGCACGCCTTGAAGAACGACTCCCAGTCCTTGGGCGTCTGTTGCAGAAAGTGCACCCGATGGTTGATGTCCGCCAGCGTGCCGTCGAGGTCGAAGATGTAGAGATGGGTCATTTCTGCCTCGCGCACACGGCACTGACGCTCACGTAGGCATCCTTAGGTAGATTTGTAATCCACGCCTTGGCAGCTACGTTACAGGACTCGTACGAATCAAACCCCGGCGCAGCAGCGACGGAGACCGACCCTCGACTGATTCCGTACATCGTCATGATAAGCACCCAGATCACTTCTTCTCCTTCTTCTGTCGCGACTTGCGCGCGACGTTCAACGCGATGGCGACGGCTTGCTTCTGGGGCTTGCCGGCCTTCTTCTCGGTCTTGATGTTCTTGCTGATCGTCAGCTTGTCGTAGCCTTCTTTCAACGGCATATCACTTCTCCTTACTTGAACGCCCACCACGCCGTGAGGCAGAGGAGACCGACGATGAGCGCTGCGCCCGCGCCGGCCCAGACCCAGCCGAGCGGAGTGACTTCGTAGCTGTCGTAGAAGTCGTCGAGGTCCTCTTCCGGTTGATAGATTTCTTGATCATTCATTTCACTTCCTTTTGGGCGGTCTGCCCAGAGTTACCACGTCCGTGGTGGGGTCCCAGTCTTGCCACCACTCCGTGGGGAGATGGTCAGCAACGTGGGGGAGAACTTCGTACGGAAAAATGATTCCGCGGAATCGCAGCTCGTGCACCACCTTCAAGAATCGCTGCTCACACCACCCGAGCTTGTTGTAGAAGAACTGATAGTGATGCGAGCTGAGCGTGTAGTGCTGCGGAATCGCGGTCTTACAACCGCGATCGTGGTAGTCAGCTGCGAGTGTCACGAGCCTCAGAAGAGACTCGTACTCGTCAATCAGTTGCCGCGCGCTCAGGAGCTGGACTGGGTTGTACGATATCATCTTTCGGAACCTCCTTCCACGCGAGTGTTTCGTCTGGGCCGGGGTCGTTGCGCAGGGGACGGATGTTACGATCCTCCACTAGATTATTCGCGCACTGCGGAATTCCATTGCGGTACCACCAGAATTTTGTATCTGTGACCCACACTTCTGAGTCTTTTCTTGGTCGTACTGGACCTAAATCTGCGGAGGTCGCCGCACGCAGAATCGTACAGATCTTACCGGTATTCTTAGACGACTTGCCAGTGAAGATGCACACGTCGCCTACCTTGCAGCGCGCCATCAGTGACACGCTCCACTCGCTGCGCAGGACACAGGCAGGGTCGTGGCGGTCTGGTCTTCTTCATCAGAAGATCCACCCCCGCAGCCCGACAGTAGCACGGCCATGCACGCGGCGCAGAACACGAGAGTCAAGAGATATTTGACCATTGCAGATTCTCCAGTGAAAGAATGAAGAAGTACCAGTTCATACCGAGAGTGAGCCCCCAGTAGAAGTCCCAGGTGCTTCTCCGGCGAAAGAAATGCAGAAAGCGCTCAGCGCAGAGCGCGCACATCACGAACGAGAAGATGACGGTGATCATACCGGCACCACATGCAGGAGCAGACTCGCCACGCAGAACATGCTGATGCACGTAGCGACGACAAACCCGAGGTAGTTCTTCTGATTGAGCGCGTCGTAAGCGAGGTAGCCGATCAGCACAGCCACGATGATGAGGAAGAAGTCCAGACCCGACATGCACATGACAGTTCTCCAGGTTGTGGGGCGTAGCCCAGCTTACCACGCTGAATATTCAGCGCCTAGGCCGGGTTAACCAGCAGGTAGCGATCGCACCCGGCCAGCAGCACGGTGCACTCCTCTGCGGAGTCCCATTGGATGCTACCGAGAACTTGGACGCGTTCCGTGCCGACGTAGCCCTCGACCTCGTACAGTTCGTGAACTGGTTCCGGGCGGACCAGCACGTAGTCAGTCAGGCGTTCCATTCCTTCATCTCCTGATTAGACATGGGGCGCCACAAGTCCCCCGGCAGCGGGGTTACCTTGGCGTAGGGCGGGTCAACGGCCCGCCAAGCCCCACGCGACCACCGTACGACCCGCGTAATGGGGCTATAGCACCTACGGTACAGGCACCAGTTTTTGACGCTCGTAGGGGGCGCTGGCTGGCTGTCAACGCTCAACCACACGCTCTCGTCGTAGGGGTAGATCTTCCTGAGAAGCGCGAGAGTTCTGATGTCCTCATTCGGGCTGTCGCAGACGGCTCGAGCTGCCATGAGCACGATGCCGTACACACGACTCGGTCTCAGAGACTCTGGATCCAGACCTGGATCCAGAGTCCTGAGATAAGCCAGCAATTCAGGACTCACGACGATGCTCCCGAACACAGCGGACTAGACCGTAGAAGCCTAGCCCGACAGAAATCATCGTCAGGATAGCGATGACTCCCAGGGCGTGGAGGATAGTCACTCTTCGTCCTTGACCCGGATGGGCGTGGGCTCCAGCAGCACCCCGACCGCGTACACCAGCATGGGACTGGCGAGGCAGAGGCAGAGGATGACTTCAGCAGTCATAGCAGGTCTCGTTCAGTTGACAGAGGATCTTCGCGCGCTCTTCCACCTCGGGGGGCAGGACGATTTCTGCCGGGGGCAGCATCGCGTCCAGACAGCGCAGAGCGGCCTGGAAGATCTCCTCTCGTCCGGCGGCGACGGCGGCGACGGCGGCGTGGGCGGCGGCGTACTTGGCGGCGGCGTTGGCGGCGTTGGCGGCGTTGGCGGCGGCGTTGGCGGCGTGGGCGGCGGCGTGGGCGGCGGCGGCGGCGTTGACGGCGGCGTCGGCGGCGTCGGCGTCAA